TAAGGGAAGTTATATTTCCTCAGTGAGTCGTGCGAGTGAATCTGTTAATTATGGTTCGAATGCTGCTGGTTCTACTGCAACGGTAATGGCGAGCAATGCTCAATATACATACGGATTCAACGGTTGGTACAATGGTTCTACCAGAGTTTCAACATCGGTAACGTATGCTCCGACAAACATTACAGGTGCAGTGACTCTTGAGGCTCGTGGTACGAGAACTACCAAGTCATATACAATTTCAGTCAGTCTTGACAGTTCTGCTGCGGGACGTGGTTCTGTATCTGGCGGTGGCTCTTATGCTTATGGTGCTTCAGCAACGGTGAAATGTACTAAGACCAACAGTCAAGATGTATTTGACGGATGGTACGAGGGCAGTACCCGTGTCAGCACGAGTCTGTCGTACACGTTCACAGTAACAGGTGCGAGAACATTGGTAGCGAAGATTCTGTATCTTGACGTCACTCCTACCAGTTTGTCCTATGGGGCAACAGGTGGTTCTCAGACATTCAAGATTACGACCAACACTACTTGGAAGATTTCTTAATGAGTTTGGGCAGGAGTTTCGGCTCCTGCCCTTCCTCAAAAAGATTTGTGATTATTGATGTTTTGGAAAAATTTTATACCTTTATTCCGAAATAAATTCGTAAACTCTTTAATAATGATAATATGGCAACGAGTGTCTATTTTAATGGAAAATTGAGAACTCTTCCTGGTGTGTATTCTACAATCACGTCGGGCGAGAGTAGTGCTTCCCGAAATTTGGACTATGGAACCGTGCTCTTGATTGACACAGGTGTTTATGGTGCTGGCTTCGGTGGTGGTTCTGGTGTGAACGGAACTGACAAGCAAGGCAAGGACGCTGTCTACGAGTTCGAAACATTATCGGATTTCCGGGATTTCGTGAAAGGCGGAATGTTCTGGAAATGTGCAGAGGCTCTGTTTACCCCCGACCCGTATAATGCGGATGCGGTTGGTATCAGCAAGTTACTGTATGCCCGTGCATGTACGACAACTCCGGCAACGATGACTTTCGCTCCTACGGGTGGTGGGTCAAAAGGTGGTACGCTGGTAGTGAAAACTATCGACGAGGGATTGAACGCTAATGGCGACCTCGAGGGCGATATCCTGAAAACGGGTTATGCCTTCACAGTGGAAGCCGGAACAGAAGACCCGAATGCTTTCGTAATCAAGTTCTGGCGAGGAACCTTTACAGGACTTTATAAAGACCCCATCACGGGTGTTGAATTGTCCTACGATGAACTGACAGTTGAACAGGCTGAACCGTATCTTCTGTGTCAGACTCCTGAATGTACCAATATGGCTGAAGTCATTGCTTGGTGCCAGACTGACGAGAACTTCGGTGCTCGTTTTATACTTGATGATTCAAGCAAGATTACAGGTGACGGAACGGTTGATGCGTCAGATATCACGGATAACGCAGGATATCAGGTTGCGACAGGTGGTACGGAACAGTACAAACCGACTGACCTCGATGACCTGTTGGCTCAAATCACCGATGTTGAATATAACATCGTATTCACTGACCAAATCGGTGCTTCGGGTGCTGGTGCTACGAATAACAAGGTTATCGCACACCGTAACACTCAGGCGAAGTTCGATAAATTCGTGTATGTTGGGGCATACGACTCGAAAGTGAAGTTCAACGACTCACTGGGTATGGCGAAACAGTTCAACAACGCATACGTGGTTTGCGTTCATGGTGGTATCGGTACTGCGAGCGACTTTGTTGCTTCAAAGGTACGCTGGTGGGGTGTTTTCTACAATCTGTGTCAGGTCATTGGGCGTGTCAGCGGCAAACCTCCTTATATCCCCGTTACCAACAAGACAATCGGTGGTGATAAACTTCAGCACATTCCTGACGAGAAGGAAATGGAAAAGGCTGTTAAGGCTGGTTTGGTTGTGGTTTATCCGAACCCGTATCTCGGTCGTTTCGTGGTCTTACAGGGTGTTACAACTTTGCAAGATAACAAAACATTATTCAACAAGAAAGGTCTCTCATTCAGCATCCAGTTCATGCGTGTTATCGCACAGTTGAACAAAGAGTGTGTGGTGAATGCAGAAATCGACCTGTTGGGTGACGAAAACGGTGTGAACTTGAATACCTTGTCAAAAGGTGCTCTTGAGACTTGGACAATCAATTTCTTGCAATCACGTGTGGCAACCGCTAATCAGGATAACTTGATACAGCGTTTCCAGAATGTAGTTGCAACCCGAATTGAGGACTACTACGATGTCACCTATGAGGTGGTGGTGAACAGCGAAATCACTAAGATTTTCTTCACTGGATTCTTACTTAAAAATTAAAAGATATGGCAAGAGGAAGAGTTTTTACAGCACCGAAAGCGTTTATCAAAATAGATAACGAGGTTGCAGGATATGTCCGCAACCTGACTTTCTCCGAGAACGTACAGCGTGCAAATGTACAGGGACTCGGCAGCCTGACTTATCAGGAGGCTCCCCCTGTGGTTTACACTTGTCAATGGAGTGTTTCCCAATACTTCATCTCGTTCAATACTCCGATTATGAAGAAGATGCTGAAGAAGTTCGGAAGCATAGCGGAGATTAAGAACAGTTTGGTTCTGGGTGACATTGCGTTCGACATCACGGTGTATGCTAAGACGGTATCAAGCGAAGACGCTTCGACGAAACTTGTTACCGAAGTTGATAACACGGGTGAAACCATTGCTCGTCTCCAAGGCTGTCTGCTGAACACACAATCGTTCAGCGTTCAAGAGGCTGGTCTTGCGGGAACCGACATCAGTGGTATTTATCTTGAACCAATCAGCATGGCAGGGTAATCCTGCCTTGCTTTAAATAAGAAACGATTATGATTAAAGATGAAGTAACAATTGAAATCAAGGGTCACAGTTACCCTGTGAAGTTCCCCACAGTGGGACAGTTCTATCAGATTGAGGCGATGAAGCAAAGCCTGTCAAGAGGCTTCTACAACTCGATGGTCATGAGTCCTTCTGTTCAGGCTCAACACGCTTTGGACATGATTGACATTGAAGCAGCCGTTGCGGTTCTTTGTCCTAAACTGATAGAGGAATTGAAAGTGAAGAACTTTTCGGAACTTGACGTCAGGGATTATAAACTTATCCGCGATGAATACTTCAAGACTGTTGCTCCGTTCTTCAAAGAAATTACTGAACTGCTTAAAGGCGAAGAAAGTGATGACGTAAAGAAAGAGGAGTAACATGAGACGTTCTGAACTGATACAGGGTGTGGTCAGTTGGAATAATAGATTCCCGTTGGACAGGTGGTGGCGAATAAAGCATAATGTTTCATTTATGTCCCCTGAACATCGGGAATCTTCTTTTATATATCAACTCCTTGAGTTCGAGGAAGACAAGTTGTATCTAAAAGAGTTTCAGGCTGAACACGAGAAGAATAAAGATAAGTACATTCCCGGAATAGGGGATATCTTTAAGGCTCCGACTACGATTGAGGACTTCTCTACTGAGGCTGAAAGAGAAATTGAAGAAATGCTTAAATTAGAACAAAATGGCGGAAGACAAGAGAATACGGGTATCGGCTGATGCGTCACCGCTTCAGGAACTCAGACAGAACGCCCAAGCCTTGTGGAACGACTTCAACAAAATGGAAAGCGAGTTCAAAAACATCGCTGAACAAACGGTTGGAGTCATCCAAAAGCAAATCGACCTGTTAAAGGAGCGAAACGCTCTCGCAGGGGGAATGCAAGGTGGGCTTCCTAATGATACCCCGACTGAAAGAAGACCGACGCTTATAGACCCTTATACTGGGCGACCTTTAAGTGGTGGAGGTGGTACGGTTACTCCGGGAACCTCTGGTCGTGCTTTGAATACTCAATTGACCGAACGCCAGCAAACGACTCTCGATAAAATACTGTCAGAAGTTGTACGGATAGCAGACTTGATGGAAAAGACCCAGAGGGATGACACTAATGGAGTCTTGCCAACAGGCAGCGGTGGGGAACCCCCACAGCCTCCTGCACCCGAAACTCCTGATGTGCCTACTCCTGGGCAGGGGAGCGGTTCTGGAATGTTTGGTAAAGGGTTCAAGATGCCTACGAGTATGAGTGGATTGATGGGAATGCTTCCTTTCGGTGCGCTCATCATGAGTATTGGTACGATATTGGGTCAGCAAGCGAAATATGAGTCTGCTCAGTACGGTGCTGAAAATGAATTCCAGCGTCGGAATAACAGGGGGAATCATTGGTTGCTGAATATGCTGACATTCGGTATATCCGGAGCCGAAGCCGAAAAGAAGGAAGTTGGTCGTAATGCGGCAACCCAGAACGATAGAGCGTTGGGTGATTATTCCGCTCTACATCGTATGTCCTATCGACAAGCGTTGGGAAGTCAATTCCTTGATTCATTCGGGGATAATGTTGATTATGTTACGGGTGGAAACACAACGTACCATGACTATAAGATGGCGACAGACCCATCGTACAGGCAGAAACAGGCTGAGCCGAAAGACCCAACGAAACTTGATTTATCAATGCTTGCCTTTCCAAGAACCCAACAAGATGCGGAGGCTTGGAAAGATTGGGAATACGGTCAAAAGAGGCAACAACTGTATAAAGCGGATAAGGCTGGGTTGGTGACGGACAGGGATGAACTTCCTACATGGGCTTCCCGGACACTGGGGTTGAATATGACAGATTATCTGTCACAGGTTACAACTTTACAGAAGGCAGGAGTCTATGAACGGAACACTTCGCTTCATGATGTGAACCAACTGTTAATGGCTGGTAAGATTAGAGGCTTATCGGAAGATGACGCTGCTTCGGTGTTGGCGACAACCCGTTTCGACCGTTCAGGTCGTACAGGAGCCAACGTCGTACAGGCTTTCGACACTAACTTACAGGGTCTTGGAAAGAGTGACCAGTACATTGCGTCGACACTTGGTGAGTACCTACAATCGTTTAACCGTATGGCAGAAAATGTTCTCAACAGGACAGGTGGAATCAATACGGCTGGAATAGTACGTTCGATGACAAGCATACAGAACGCTACTGGGATGGAGGGTCGCCAATTAGAGCGTGTACAGAACTCTTTGATGGGAAACAATATAAGTCAAGATGACGTCAGTCAAGCGTTGCTTTTGAGAACCGCAAGAGAGGTTGCTGGTCCCGATGCTCAATTATCGGATTTACAAGCGATGATTGAACAGATGCCGGAGAAACCTGAACTTCAGCAACAGTTCTTCGAAAGAATACAGAAGATGACGGGTGGTGGTGAAATGGGTCGACAGGTGATGAAGTCAATCTTCCCTAACTTGTCAATGACCGACATCATTGATTTAGAGAAGGCAACCGGAAACGATGCTCAGAAAATATTTCGACGTGGTCGTTCAACGGGTGCTGAGTATTCTGAAGCGGAGGCTCGAAGCATGGTTGGGGATATCGCTGCTTCTACTGCCGCAACGCAGAACAGAAAAATCAAGGACGGATATGAAGAAATCCTTGGTGGCAAAGGTTCTATCGCTGCGGTTGTTAAGGCTATTAAAGACGAGGGTCCGATACCTGTTACAATCGTGGCTCCCGCTCCCGGAAGCGCAGGTTCTGGTTCAGGGCAACAGGGTGGCTTCCCTGCCTTACAACTTACCGATGAACAGTTACAGAAACTTCGGGAATCTGTTGCTGCCGGAACGAAGGATGGAGCAACCAAAGCGTTGAATAATTTAACAATCAGTCAAGAGTAAGAGTTATGGCAGAAGAGGAAAAGAAAATACCACCGTATTCGACCGATTGGTTTAAGGGAATTGGAGATAGTCGCGAGGCAGCGACTATCCAAGATTTCCTTGACGACCTGAAGAAACAGGGGTATCAAGAAGACTTGACTGTCGACGACTTCTTAAAGTTTTCAGACGGTCATTGGACAAATGCGGAGATAATTATCAACAATTATTCTCCGCTCATGAAAGAGAAATACAAGAGCGAAATAGAGCAGAATAAGCCACCATTGATTCCTATTGGTACTTGGTACGCTATACCGAACAAACAGATAACAGCCGAATTGCAAGAGATACTTGCGTCCGACCTGTTTATGCGGCAGTATAGCAGTTTTTCGGCTTTCTGGTCAGATAAGCAAGCCGAACTCTTGACAGACCCCGAGTATGTTCCTTGGGATTCACCTACGAACAATGGGGACTCAAGTAGTTCGAAGCCTATCAATGACTCGTATGCAGCACGGAAGCGTGCGGCAGCATTGGGTTCGGGTGATGAGAATAAGGAGTATCATGTTCAGATGAAGGCATTGAATATCAAAGTGTGGGTATATTCTCACGCTTTCGGTAAGATATACGACATCAGTTCATGGATAAGAACCTGTTCGACTCAAAAGGACTTTCAAATGGGGACATTCTCTTTCGAGTTGGTTCCTACTGATACGCTAACAATACAGACATTCGGGGATGATTTCGCTAACCATTTCAACATCACTGATAAGCGAGGGAGTATCAATCGTGATTGGTTCTCGAAGTTTATACAGCATAATGACATGGTCTTTATACGGTTCGAGAAACTGAAGAAAGAGAAGTACGAAGACCAAGGGAAGCGACAGTCGAGCACACACGTCGTAGAACCGTCAGAATTGAATAACAAGTTGATATGGGATATGATGGGGTTGGTTGATACCGTTTCAACGAATGTAGATGCCAATAGCACTGATTATGCGGTGAACGTAAATGGACGAGACCTGTCGAAGTTGTTAGTTGAGGATGGCTCCTACTTTATTCCGTTGAAATTTGTTGAGGGAAGTCCCGACCGTTGGTTCTATGGTGGAGACCCGTCTTCATCGTGGTTCAAGCGTAATATGGTGACAGGTTCTTACGACTATTATTTTGCGTATGAATTCCAGAAAATTGATACGGTATCATCGTTCATTATTGACCAGTTGTCTAACATAGGTATCGTGCCTGACAGTATCTTTGCTCATTGCGCTCAACGTCCGGAAGCACGAGGGGTATGGCAGATGATAAAGTTGTGGGTAGATTCACAACTATCAGACAGACGTATCGTTGACCGTTCACTGACGAACCCCGAAGGAACCCTGATGGATTTCTTCAATAAGATTTGTCAGCAACCTTTCGTTGAATTTTGGGGTGATACGTGGGGGAATGAATACGACCTCATGGCTCGCCAGCCACCGTTCACGAAGACAGCGATACAGAGTGTCGTAAATTCGAAACAGTACGTTGGAGTAGAGCCGAAGGATTTATTGTCGTATTCTCTTGAGTACGATAACCGTGTTTATGCTTGGTACAGAATAATGCCCCAGAATGCTTTGACAGGCAGTTCACAGTTTTCATCATTGGCGTTGGTTCCTATTATCTTCCTGAACGAATACGTGGAACGCTTCGGAAATAAGCGGTGTATCACGAATGACATTTACCTCTCAGAAAAGAGCCTGAAAGGAAAGGACGATGAGAAGAATATTAACACAATGTCGCAAGCCTTATTGAATGACCTGTTATACGTTGTGGAGACGACCTGTTATCTTCCGTTTACTCGTAAGGGGACGATAACGCTGAATGGGGATAGACGTATCAAAGTGGGGACGTTCATCATCTTAGAATCCACGCAGGAGTTGTTCTATGTTACAGCCGTAAACAATACAATATTGTTCACGAACGATGCCATTGACCGTGTTACGGTGCTGACAGTCGAAAGAGGAATGTTGGTTGAATATATTACGAATGCTTCTAATAACTATTTCAACATCGTGGATATAGACGGGATACGAGCCGACATTCAGAAACGTGACCCAAAGCATAAGGATGAAACGATTGCTCCTTCTTCTACGAAGTTTGGAGTCAATTCGAGTGTGTTTAACTTCTTCTTAAAAAGAGAAATGTTTAAAGATGGCACAGATTAGGCTTAAGAAAGTAGGAAAGCAAGGAGTTTCCCCTGTACGCAAACAGGGGACAGTCCAGCAAACAACTGGGTTCGGATATGTATTGATTCCGGAGGGGGTTGACCGAGATAAGTTCGTTGACACCTGTTTCAGAACCAACAAGATATCTATCATTGATGATAGCGAGGGGAATATTATTCACGAGTGCTTTATTTCAAACGAGGCTCTTCAGAACATACAGTTTCCTCGAAAAGTTGGTGAAAAGGGAACTCCAGTAATGTGGATTTCACAGTCGTACATGAACCAACCGATGATAGTTGGTACGTTTGTTGCAACGAATGGAAGAATCCCTATGAGAAGCGATGAAGAGTTTTCAATCCTTCGGGAATGGGACAAGGGTTCTTTAAGCATTACAGGTAGTGCAAAGAGAGGAACCCTGTTCATCAATGTCAGGGGGCAACAGTTCGGAACGCTTAAGATAAATGCGCTTGGGGATGAGAACGCTCTTCTTGAGGTTGGTTCAACGGGTACAGTGAAAGTGACTGCGAGTAAGAAAGCCGAAATAGAGGCTTTTGAAGAACTCACTGCAAAGATGATTGACCCTGTCACCGAAAATGAGTCGGGAATAAGCGTCAATAAGGAAGAAATGAGTGTGTTTGCTACGTATGGTGAGGACGAGGACAAAGACTTCTCAAAAACGACCATAACGGAGCAAGGGTTCGTGACCGAAACAAAGGTAGGCGACACCGATTACAAACACACAGTAAATGGAAGCAAAGCCGAAACCACGATATTCGATTGCACCCTACGTTTTGAGGACAAGAAAGTGACTCTTTCTCAAGGAGAAGCGATGATTGAAATCAGCAATGGGAAAATGGCGATTATCAATGGGGGTACAGGTTTGAACGAGTTGTTGACGAAGATTGTGGATGCGATAGCAACATTGACCGTTTCAACGGCTGTTGGTCCGAGTGGCACACCGTTACCGCCTACAATCCAGAAGACGATTGAATTGAACAGTTTATTGAAACAATTCTTTAATAAATAAGAGATTATGCCATTAAATAAAACAGCACTCGCACAATCAATATTGAAATTGATGACAGACGCGAGAAAGGAAACCGAGATTGATGATAGTAAGTTCGCGAACGGGTTGGCAGACGCAATTGACGCTTTTTGTCAAGACGGGTGAGGTTCAGGCTGGAATCCCTGTTTCGACCGCTGGTTCTGCTACTGCTCAGACAGGTGCTACGACTGGTCCAGGAAAAATATTGTAACGATTTACTATATTTGTAGAAAAATTTAAAGATATGTCTGCATTAGATACAGTTATGAACATGGCGAAGTCAATCGGGGGACAGGCTCTTGCGAGCCTGTATCCCAACGACTTCGAATGGTACATGATTGCTTTGGAACTTGCGGATAGTGATGACAATACGATAGATTATCTGACATTCCCTATTATGCCGGATTCTATCTCAAAGACCGAACCTGCTCGAACGAATATCAAGAAGTCAATGGCTGGAGTAACAGTATTGTCGACTCCTTCTTATTCGCCTCAGGAAATTAACATTAAGGGAAGTTTCGGTCGTCAATTCAAAATCCTGATAAATCCAAAGCCAGATGTGAGCATTAACTCTTCAAGTAAGAGTGTGAGTGCTGGGAAATACCACCTGTTCGACATCACAAAGAAAAGCGGTTCAATTTCGGGACTCGCTTTTTCGAACTTTAATCTGAACGTCAAGACGGGTTATGGTGTGATGAAGATATTACAGGCTATGGCAAGTAAGAGTGTGGGTCTTGACGACAAGGGCAAGCCGTTGCGTCTGTACTTCTATAATATGGCACTCGGGGAGAGTTATCTTGTGGCTATTCCACCGAGCGGAGTACAGTTTTCTCAGGACTTGTCGAAAAACATGATTTGGAATTATAATCTGACGTTGATAGCGTTGGCTCCGCTGGAAGCAGTATCTAACAAGAATAACAAATCGTTGCTTGATAAGTTACTTCCTTCGATGATACAGACGGGAGTGAGTGAGGTCGCTTCAGTGGTCACAGACGCTTTGCAACCTGTAACTGAAACAGTATTGGAGGGATGGTTATGAGAGACGCATTAGAGACCTTTAAGAAGCAAACAGGGTACGACATTCAGTCGTTCTTTGAGTCGTTTGCGCTGTTCGCGAATTCCTACTATCCTCTGATAGTTGCATACTATACAGGTCAGGACGATATTGATATCGGGGATTCATTCGGACGGCTTGATACGCTGTTAAAACAGTCACGAGAGATTGAACCCCTGTTCACGCTCAAGGCAACAGGCTTGGCGAGGATAGATTCATGGGAGTTGCTTGATATGTTCACGGAGTGTCAAACGAAGTTGTGGACGATAGACAATTCATCACGATGGTTGCGCTCGGCTATCATTGGGCGGTACGGTATGAACGTTGCACTTCAGAGGGTTCTCAAGACTCGTGAGACGTTTGAGAATGTATCGTCACAGTTAGGTTCGAACAATCCTCAGGATGATTGGGTCGATATCGCAAGAAACAACTTGGTAGAGGAAGAGGACTACGATGCTAACAAGGGTGGAGGGATGTTCAAAATCAACATTCGTACTACGGGAAATTTCAACATTCCTAACATCGTTGATAATCTTGATTCTGAGAAGATACTCGGAAAGGACATTGATAAGAACTTTCGGTTCGAAAATGATGACTTGGCGACACTTGAATACGAGGCAGCGATAGGACAGGCACTTGACACTATCATCAATTCGTTGAAAGGTTCAATTCCGGAGTTCCCGGATTATGGGCTTCCTAACGAGGCAATCGGTAGTTCGGTGAACGCTATACAGTATCCGTCCCTGTTTAAGCATCTTGTCAATATGTTCCAAAGGGACGCTCGTTGGGTTGAGGTAAATCTTCTTGACCTGTACCGTAAAGAGGACGCAATCTTCATGAAGATACAGGCGAAGACAGTCACGAATAATTTCCTTGTAACAAATATTCAGATATGATAACGAAAGTAAATAACACAATCTCATTCCTGAAAAATCTTTGGGTCGAGACATTTTTGAACAAAACGGATAAAGTGTCAGATATCACCGACAACTCCGTTTTGAACGCTGCCGCATATGCGACGGCAAAGGTTGCGCAAAAGGCAATCAAGGACGTGGCTATTGTAGAGGCTCAAATCTTTCCAGAAACGGCTGCTGGTGATTACTTAGATAGAGCAGCCTCACTGTTTGGGGTGACGGCTCGTTACGGAGCGTTGGGCTCCTCTACGTATATCAGAGTATATGCTGAGCCAGGAACAACGTACACGGCTGGAGTGAACACTTTTGTGAGCACAAATGGCGTTCGTTTCGCCATCGAAAATTCTCTTACAGTTGGCGAGTCGGGGTATGGTTATGTAAAGGTGCGAAGCGAGGCGATAGGACTGTTTACGAATGTTGATGCGAACAGTATTACGACCGTGAACCCTATCCCGCAAGGGCACTACGAATGTACGAATGAATACTATGCTATTGGCGGTCGTGACAAGGAGAGCGATGAAATGTTCCGGAGACGTATCCTGAACCACCAGAACGTGTATGCCACAGCGACGATTGAAAAACTGACTCAAATCTTTCAGAATTTCGATAACAGAATCCTCAAGATTATGTTTGTAGGAATTATGGAAGATTCGTTCATTCACATACAGTTGGCGACACAGAACGGTCAAGAACTTTCCTACGCAGAGTTGAAGACATTGCTTGAAAAAGCGACCCCCTATTTCGGTATCGGAGACATGATAGTTTCCGGGAAGTTGATGGGTATCAAGTTGGAGAACGCTACGTGGTACGAAGTTGGAGGGGGAGACGGTGTTGATTTCCGTTGTGAACTGGAGGCTGGCTATGATACTGCAACCGTTCGAAAGAATATACAGGTAGGAATGACGAAGTATCTTGACTTCCGTTTCTGGGAGCCAGGACAGCGAGTTGAGTGGGATAACCTGTTGGAAATCGTAAAGAACACAGAGGGAGTTCGTTACGTTGCGTCAGAATGGTTCAAGCCGTCAGTTGATGAGCCTGTATCAGATTTCATGCTGCCGAGGATTAAGAAATTCATCATGAGGGACTTGGAAGGAAACGTGATGTTTGACGAGTCGAAAGAGTTCTCTCCGGTGTTCTATCCCGCAAATTAGAGTTGTTTCAAGAGATAAAATGCAGTATTTTTACGGTGAATATTAAATAAGGAACGATATGGAAGATTTGGAAATAAAATTGAAAAGACAGGAGTTTTCCTCGACGGCAACCATGGGAGTCATGAGTGTCAACGGGTTGAGAATTGCTGATACGCTTGAGGACTGCCAAAGGAAACTTCCTGAGACCTGTCCCTATACTCCAAAGGGGAATTCATGCAAGTGTCCGGAGAAGGTGTACGGAGAAACCTGTATTCCTCCAGGACGTTATAAAGTTATCTATCGGTATTCTCCGAAATTCGGAAAAGAATATCCTGCTCTTGAAGACGTACCCCATTTTTTGGGGATACTTATTCATGCAGGAGCCAATCCCGGACATACCGAAGGATGCATTTTGACAGGCGACAGGGTTCCTGGAAGGGAACAACTGAGGAACCAGTTCAACGTCACTGACAGGGTCAAGAAACTTGTCCGTGAAGCGATTAAGGCTGGGCGGAATGTTTGGATAACCATTGAATAATAAAGATATGAAAAAGATTTCGAAAGTGGCTTTTATGCTGGTGGGAATAGTTCTTTTGGTTGCTGCGTGTAGCCGAAAGATTTATATTCCCGTGGAGAAGACTGTTACAGTAACGGAAACAGTACGGGACACAGTCGTACAGGTACAACTCGAGAAGGAGTATGTGAAAGTAATCACACCTGACACGACAAGCACGGTTGAAACGAAATACGCTCGTTCAACCGCAACATATCATGGGGAATCGGGTTTGCTCGAGCATGATATTGAAAACAAGCAAGACAGTATTCCGGTCAAAGTAGTGTATAAAGATAGGGAAGTTATTAAGGAAGTTCCCGCTCCGTATCCTGTTGAGGTCGAGAAGAAAGTTGAGGTTCCGAAACGTATGCCGTTACGGTGGTGGGAAAAGATATTCTTCTATGCAGGGATAGCCACTGTTGGTGGAGGAATCTTTTGGCTGATAAGAAAATTTAAGAAGTAACAATGGCGACAATAAAGTTTAAAGAATTTCCTCGAGTTGGACAGGGGTTTACAGTTCACACCCAGATGATTCCACCTGCGGGATTGGTAACGGTTCTGAGGGCAGCACGTTCTGACCAGCAGAGCCTGTTCCGCTATTCAAGGGATGGGGGTGAAACGTACACCGAGTGGATAACTTTGACGAAAGAAACTTTCAGTGAACTGGGTCGGCTCACTGACAGTTGTGATTTGGTTCTTGACTACGTGACGAAACCGTATGTCAAGACGCGAGCCTTTATTGACCCATACGCTGACCCACTATCAACTACCATTTACGATAAGACGATTTTTAAGACGTTCTTTGACAGCAACGACCCACAGGTTCTGACGTGGGCGGTAAATGTCTTAGAGAAGCTATTTGAGCCTGGAATAGTCCCAATGTATGTGAGTCGTAACAACCAAGACGACTATAATACATTCTTCCTTACGATGACCCACTATTTTGCATTTGTTGTAATCTATGCACGAAACTATCGTCAGTTGGAGAACAGCGATTTGCTCATGAAGGAATTCACCGAAGGATGGGGGTTGGTGTATGAGAATATTGATACACTTGACCAGCGTCGTTACCTGTTCAATAATTGGATTCAAGAATTTTACAAGAGAGGAACATATCAAGTCGTAGAAACGGGTGGAACGATAGAGGGTGAGTTGAGACGGTTGGTAGGCTACGAAAAGCCGAATGAGTTCATCTTCGGAGTGTTATCTCCACAGAACGTGGGTTGGTGTTTAGGGTGGAGTTCCCCTACTTGGTATGGCACGGAAACCGTAAATGCCGTGTCGAAGGGTTGGGACTATGGACCCGACTATGCCGGAGATACATTTAGCGACCTGATACAGTTTGAGCAGGACGAACTTCAGATGAAGCGTACAGGTGCTCCCGAGACGAATGAGATTTACACGGTTTATCCGTGGCAAATATATACAGGAGAGGACGTTCCGGCTGAGTTTTCGGAATCGTACACTATCGGAGTTGGACCATTGAAGGATTACCCTATACTCGGTGCGGTGAAACGAAAATTCATTGATAATATGTACGTCTTTCAGCCGGCAGGTGGAGGAAGAGTAGGTATATCAACCGAAGCCGATAAAAGTAAGGCTATGGAGGTTTATCCCGGAATGGACTACGAAGTGACTGTATGGGTGAAGGCATTGAGTTTGGGGAACCAGAATATTGAGTTCGGGGTGAACTGTTACGATGCGAATTTCAACCTTATCAATCAGGTGCGTATCACCGACTGGCGGGAGACAAACAGTTTCTTCACGGGTTCTCGTTATCAGAGTCCCTGTAAGGTTCCAGGAATATACTACCGATTGAGGGGTATCATCTATAATGTGCTTGAACAGAAAGACGAAAGCCTGTATTTGAATTTCGAGAACGGAAGACCGCTTCGCTTTATTGGTGATGTGAAGTATATGGCTCCTTATATCGTTCAAGACAGGGATTCAATTTCAGCAGATATTCTCATTGCCGGAATAGTTCTTAAACCGCTCGACCTCCCGTTCTCACAGGGGTATCTGGGGCAGAAGAACGTGATAGCAATGTATGCCCAAATCAAGTCAGCAAGAACCAAGAACGATATCGAAGAGTTCGTGAGACGATACCTTGTATCATACAAGAATGTCGTGTCGTACACATGGCTGGATTGGGTGGTACGAACTTCCTACTTCTTGACGTTCAATGTCAAACGAGAACTTGACAGGCAACCTGTACAGGGTGCGCAAGTAGAGTTGAGCAATGGGTTTATTTCATCAACGGATGCCAATGGGTATGTTCGTTTCGAAGTGTCTATGAACGAGGTCATCCGCTATACTATCACCGCCAAGGGAATAACCCAGACTGGGGAAGTAACAATGGATAAAGACAAGACGCTTGACATTACGATGAACTTGCCTCTTGACGTAAACATTGAAATCGTTGAACCAGGATGGGGAACCGCCACAGTCGAGGGAAGCCGTTTGCCGAGAACAGAAATCACGCTTACTGCTACTCCGAGCGAGGGATATACGTTTAAGAAATGGAACATTATTACAGATGCTACGGAAGACGTTCGGAACCCGACTCAATATTGGGTTGGTGACCATGACCTCGATATTCAGGCTATATTCGAGCGTAACAGCGAATTGACATTCACTCCGTCTGCGGTTGAGATACCAGCAACAGGTGGTATTCAGACAATCGTTGTTTCTGCCTCTAAGAAATGGGCACTCGACCCATTACCTGAAAACTGGGCAAAGGTTACACCGATGTCAGGTGATGAGGGTGAAACTCCGATAAGAATTGAAATTGACCAACAGGGATAAAATAAATATTTGAAAATATGAGTAAGATAAACATTCACAGAGGTACGTTCTTAGAGAAAGAAGAACTCACACGGATGATAGGCTTCTTGAACGAGAAGCCTGAAGTTTCCGCAATCTTCGCTGCCTCTCTTTCCTTCGGGTTGGTATCTCCTGGAGGAAAGGCTGGTTCAGCGTTCAAAGTGACGGCTTCCACAACTCTGGGAGCGATTAACATGGTGGGAGGATATGTGATTGGCTCTGACCTGAAAGGGTACAGGGTCGACAATCAACTCGACCTCCCTGTTCCTAACGACCAAAAGTATTATTGGCTGAAAGTCGGTCCCGATTCACACAATTACGAGAATGGAACTGTTCAGGTTGATACGTCAGGAAACGTGTCAGGAACTGTCAATTTCAATGGAATCGTACGAGGTCAGAGTTCTGGCGTTCCTACCTGCATTCGTTTCGTAAAGGAAGACGGCTCACAGCCATTGAACAATCAGGTGTATCAAATCGTTGATATCATCAATAATAACAACATCGTTCTCTCAAGCGGTGTTGCGTTTCAGGCTGAGACCCAGTTACGGGTAATCGTTTTAGGAAGCATTCCTATGGGTCGCAGGTTCACCGATGAACAGTTGAAAGGATTATATACCTTTGACACCTATAAATTAACCTTTGTAGAGGAGCCATCGGCAGGTACAATGCCTCCTAAAAATTCGAATGAGTATTATATCGCTCGTGTCCGTAACAATGGTGGTTCGGTTACAATTCTTGACGAGCGTACACAGTATTGGACGCTGGGCGGTTCAGGAGGTTCGGGTCAGACTTATACAATCACAATCAACCCAACGCCAGCCGACGCACAGGTAATCATCGATGGTGTTATCACAAACAGCGTGGAGGCGATAGATGGTCGTACATTGATTTGGTCAGTCTCGAAGCCAGGATACCTGACCCAAACGGGCAACTATACCGTATCGGGAAAGAACGAGACATTAAACATCGTGCTGGAAGAAGACCCCGACCCTGTGCAGGATGTCAAGATAACCGTCAAGACAGCCAGCGGTGGTACGACTCAAGGAGCCGTTTCAATCAACAATTCAGCAACAATCGACAAGGCAGAAGAGTCAATTTCCGTTCCTATGGGTACGACTGTACAGATATGCGCTCAGGCTGCTGCTGGTTACAAGTTTGCCGGATGGTTGCGTAATGGTAATGCTCACAATCAGACAGCCATTCAGGATATCGCTGCTCAGGCTGATACGGTGTACACAGCAACATTCGTTGAGGATACTGAGGAAGACTTTTGGGACTTCGAAACTAAGACTGCTGACGGAGGATACGAACTGTTTACCGTACCGACTCAAGCCGGAACTGGTGAATACGAGGGGATGATGTGTAAAGTTTCAGATAATGTTTAATGGTAGAATATATTGCATAACCTGTCTGGTCAATGGTAAGATGTACATTGGTCAGACAGTTCAATTGTTAGACAATCGTTGGAGACGGCATGTTCTTTCTACTCAAAGAGGCTCCGACCATAAGTTTCACCGAGCCATACGAAAGTATGGTGAGGAGAATTTCCTGGTCGAAGAGGTTCTGACTGTTTCTGCTCCTACGAAAGATATTTTGAAGAAGAAACTTGACTACGTTGAAATGAGGCTGATTAAGAAATTAGAAACTCATAAATGTGGTTATAATTCAACAGATGGTGGCGAAGGAACATTGGGGTTGAAATTGTCGGAGCATGCTATTAGAAAAATGGCAGAGTCTAAGAAGCGTGAAAATTTAACTCCTGAAAAACGAAAGAGGCTTTCTGAATCGAAGATGGGTGAAAGAAATCCCTTTTATCAAAAGACTCATACAAAGGAAGTAAGGGAAAGGATTTCGGCTGCTAAAAGAGGTGAAAATCATCATTTCTTCGGAAAGAAAATGTCGGAAGAGCACAGAAAGAAATTATCTGAAGCACAGATAAAAAGAAGAAATAGAGAATTAAGATTAAAATTATAAAGATATGCAACTTTACTACACTACGGCCACAGGGTACAATGGTGAACAGCCTAATCCCGAGCGTTCACTTGGAGGATTCAAATCCTCCACCCCTGTTGCGAATGACGACTTCAGCAACATCTTTGATGAAATATCATTGATGACGATGAAGTCCGGAAGGGATGAATATCGTGCCATCGTCCTCAAGAATGAGTTCGATACACCGTGTACGAATATCACAGTGAAGATAAGCCGTCAAGAAGGAGCGATTTGTTCCTACAAGATGGCTGTCGGTGCGATGAATGTAGTGAACAAATACAACCAGAAGTCTATGGAGAATGTCATGGCTCCTACGAATAAGCCGTTCAGGGCACAGTTCATTGACATGACAGAAGACGCTGTTTTGGAAGTAGGTGATTTAGAGGCTGGTGCGGAAATAGGGTTGTGGCTTTGCCGTCACGTTGATACCGAGATTGCCAAGCAGCAGTACGATGATGTATGCGAGCCAGACCCAGCCGACCCGACGGGAAGACGTTATAAACCTGTAACGCACCCCCAACAGGAGTCAATTGATATGATTGTCGACTGGGTGTAACAACGGAGAGGGAGAAATTCCTCTCCCTAAATTAAAGATGATTATGCTATATTCTTATAATGAAACTTTGAAGATAATTTTGCGGATATACGAGTATCTGCAAATGAGAATGAAGGAACAGCCCAGAACGCTCAAGATGAATAAACCTTTACATCGTTCTGCGGTTGTTTCTTTCATGGAAACGCTTCCCCCGACTGCGGGAGCGGACTTCATTTGGAACTTCCTCCTATTTCAATTCTATGTCTTTGTGGGTCAAGACCATGAACGCAAACCGATGCCGAGTTGGTTCATGGGGAAAGAAGCATGGAGACGTTGGAATGAATATTCTGATGAAGCAAAGTGGCATGTAAGGGATTGGGCACGTGAGAAGAAGTTGGTGAACCCTGTCAAGACAAACACTTATGAAACGGTATCGGATGACGTGTTTCGCAGGGAACGGTTGAGAATGTCAAGAATATCGGGTCCGAATTTCTGTGAAGCGAAGTTCGGGAGTAGTCCCTACAATCCGAAGGATGAAATCTGTTATACTTGTCCGTTCGAAAAGGACTGTAAGATGTTGTTTGGAACAAAGGACGCCAGCGGGAAAAGCCTGTATGAACAAATCTCGGAAAGTGCTGAAAAGAAGAGTGCTACGGAGACACAGCAATTGCAGGGTTCTCACGTTACAATAAGGGAAGTATCACGTATGACAGACTATGGCGAAGACGACTGAAAAATATCAGATATGCAACGGGTGCGGGAAACATCGGTATATCACGAACCGAACCAAGTGCCTGTGCGATGGCTGTAATTATAAAAGGCTTCACAACGGGAAGTCCCGATTTGAGGTACGTGCTGAAAGGAGTAAAACAAAGAAACCTAAACTCCGACCAGCAACGGGTGAATTGGCTCTCTTTAAGGAAATATGGGCGGAGCGTCCTCACATTTGTACGCATTGTGGGAAGCGTCTCTTAGAACCGCTTAAACCGATTTATTTTAGCCACATCAAATCGAAGGGTGCTTATCCCGAGTTAAGGCTGGTAAAAAGTAATATCGAACTGACTTGCGAAGATTGTCATCAAAAGTACGAATTTGGAGCGAGAAGTTCAGTTTGTAAAGACGAGTAATAATTATTAAATTTGTAACCGAAATGGATGAAAGAATAACAGGTATCCTCGTGAGGCTTTGCTTGCTGTTTGGTGCGAAGCGGTTGGCTGACCTCCTAACAGTATCAGAAGAGAATTCAGAGACCGAGGAAAAGTTTCTTGAGGCTTTCACGAGGTTCATTGAGAAACTTGAAAAGAAGTTTAACTCGAAAGTCTTTCAGTTTCACGATAGAACCAACCAAGTTCTTATCAAGTTCTATGTCATTCAATGCCGAGGCGATATGACGGTTGAGGGTGAGCCTACAATCGTGTTGAACGATTTTCCGTTGGGGTTAAAAGGTGAAAAGAACCCTGTCGTCAATTTGACGCTGGTGTACGATGACATCGAAACAAGAGACCGAGATTTAGAGGATTTGAAATTTATGATTTCTTAAAATAAAGACGATTATGGCAAAAAGTAATTTGAGGTACATCACGGTCAGTGATACAGAAACTTCAGGACTCCCGTCAAAAGGGGGTAAAGGAAAAGAGCCTGTACTGGCGTTTCATGACATTCTGTTGGTGGAAGTAGCAGCCGTCGTAATAGACATTTGGGATATGAAGATAGTTGATGAATACGATGTCATCATCAAACCTTATGTCGACAAGTATGTATGGCAACCACAGGCAGAAGCGACACACGGTCTTTCCCAAGACCACCTGTTCAAGAATGGTGTTGATATCAAAGAAGCATACAGGGGTTATGCCTCTATACTGTCGAAGTATAAGAACCCGAAAGTCGGAGCCGTACTGTGTGGACATAACTTTCAGGGATTTGATATTCCGTTTATTGAAGAGATGTTCAAGTGGAACAAAGATGACCTCTATAACTATGTGCGCTGGGTTGAGGACACTCAGAAGATGGCTTATTACAGAGCGATAGAGCAAGAAAATTATAAACTCGGTACGTGCTGCCGACTGGAGGGTGTTGAGTTGGTAGATGCCCACCGTGCGCTGGTAGATACCCGAGCAAACGCTCAACTCATGTTGAAGTACATTGAGCACATGAGAGGCACAGGGGGTTCTTCACCTGTGGCAGCAGTTTCATCTACAAGAAAAGAGTCAAGATTTAGAGAAAGGTTCCAATTGGTATGATACATTTTAATGAAGATTTAAAGTTGTCGTACAAACAGTTGGACACGGTGTTCTCTACTGCGTTCAACGTGCTTGAGTCGTTACCACCTGTGGCTATCAATCAATTGGTTGGTGGCTATGGTGGTGACGTCGATGCACTGTTATCGGAAATCTTCATTCAGACGAATAATGTTCTTTCCCTAAATACCACGCTTGAAACTGAACGGCTCAACTACATTGACCAATTGGAAGAGTCAATGGATGAGACGCTGAAAGTTCAGTCGTACAACTATTTCAAGACAACTATGCTTCCTAATTTCCGTCAGGGTTGGAGAAATCTTGAATGGGGAAACATGGTGCAACTTTATCCGAACAGCGCATATCTTGCTGCTCGTTCCCACGGTAAATGCTTTGCGAGAGGCACACGGGTGCTGATGGCTGACTTTTCCGTGAAGAATATAGAGGACATCTATCCCGGAATGGAAGTGATGGGATTAGACTTCACTCCCCGAAAGGTTCTGACACGACATATCGGTCGTGCTCAGATGTTCAGGGTTGAGCAGGAGAATGGTATGCCGTATGCCGTGAATCGAGCGCACACGATGTGCCTCTTTGACACGAAGCGGAAGAAGTATGTCGAAATAGAAATGGGACAATTCTTGAAGTACCCTGTCAAGAAGCAAAGACGGTTCCAAGGGTACAGGGTGTTCTCTTACGACAAGCCTGTATTTGAGCGTGGAAATATAACGGTTGAACCTATTGGGGAAGAGTCTTATTATGGGTTTATGTGCGATGGTGACCACCTGTTTCAGTTGGAGGATGGTACAGTCGTTCACAATTCCTACGAGTTCTGTATGGCGTTCCCGTTGTGGAGATTATACAGTTACCGACGTCCGACGTTTATGCGACCTGATATTCCTGACAATAAAAATCGTCAGGAAACCTGTATTATTACGAACACGGAGAAACTGGGTAAACAGCACATCGACAAGGTGGTTGAGGAAATCCGTGTGAATGAGGCTTTGGCAGCGAAACTGAACCCTACTGGAAAGGCTTCGCTGGCAGCGACAAGTATTGAGTGCGAGAACGGGACGAAACTTCACCTCCGTGGAAAAGACGGGTTTATTCGTGGTCTTCACGTGGGGGCAGCGGTCAGCGATGACTTACCAGACGAGAGTAGTATCTATTCGCTTGAACAGCGTGAGAAGTTGAGAGACCTGTTTAAAGGTGCTATCACTCCTATCGTTGAGCCGTATGGGTATAACATCGTTGATGGTACACCGTATCAGCAAGAGGACTTGTATGCCGAATTAAAGAAAGACCCAAAGTTCCGTGTCTTTGAGTACCCAGCCATATTCCCGGACGGTCGCCTGTTGGCTCCTGACCGTTTTACGTGGGCAAAACTTATGGAGGAAAAAGCGTCTCTGGGGACGCTCGTATTCTCTCGTGAGTATTTGGTCGTACCTATTTCCGACGATAGTACAATCTTCCCTTGGGAGATATTAAAGAGGAGTACAATCGGGATGGAAAACATCAGGCTCGTAGATAACATAGAGTCGTTCCCTATCAAGTTACAGAGGGTGGTCATGGGTTGTGACTTTGCTGTTTCGGGAAATGTGGGAGCCGACTATACTTGTTATACAGTTTGGGGGAAGGATGTTCAGGGGAATTATTATCTCCTCTATATATTCCGGGAAAAGGGATTGTCGCATAATGAACAGATACAGAAGATTGACCTCCTGAACAGGGTGTTTAAGCCAAACGAGATAGTTGTAGAAAACAACGGCTTTCAAAGTATATTGGCGGATATGTGCGTCCAGATGGGTATCAAGAATATTACACCGTTCACGACGACCTCCGGGAATAAGAAAGACCTGAGAACAGGGTGGGCATCACTTGCAGCGTTATTTGAGAGAGGTGTAATCAAGTGTCCGTATCATCCTGACACGGCTGCTAAGATTGACCAGATGTTTGGGGAGTTCAACTCAGTTGCGTTTCGCAGCGATAAGGGAACTCTTGAGAGTATCAGTGGGCACGATGATACCGTGTCCTCCTCTTTCATGGCGATTAACAAGTTGCGAGAGAGTACAGTAATGATAAAAATTGACGCAGTATAAATTGAAAAGATATGGCAAAAAAGGTTGATGCGATTCTCAGCCCGAATTTCGTGGAAGAGATGTTAAGATTGGCTTTCGCAAACAAACAGTTTGCGGAGTTGGTCGTAGATAATCTCGATTTAAGTAACTTTCCCCGAGAATTGGGAGGTTGTAAAGCGATGCTGAAAGTGTTGGCAGACACGATGAAGAAAACGGGTAATCTGGCGACGTTTGGTATGGTGGAAATGACCTTCCCTAACAATGAGGAAGTTTCAAAGAAGATTGCTGAGGTCAAGGGAATTAAACTTCCAGAGGTGGAACCTATGACACGGCAATTGGAAACCTTTATTAGACGTCAGACATTTGTCGCTACTCAGCACGAAGTGTCGGATATGTATAATGAAGGGAAGCCAGAGGAAGCGATGCTTCTTCTTGAGAAAAGAATGGCGGAAATAAACGCTTTTTCCTTAGATAAGTTCCGAGGAAAGTTTGTACGGGTGTACAGGGATTTCTATCGTAACATAGGAACGGCACAAATGAAAGCCGAGGATGAAACACGTCGGGCAAAGATACCGACAGGAATATCAACGATTGACGAAATTACTGATGGGGGAATTCCTCGCCAGGATACCGTTCTCCTAATCATGCGTTCCGGTGTTGGTAAATCCACGGCTCTTAAATACTTTTCTTGGTATAATACATCAATCGCTCACAATCACTGTCTTCACTTTCAGTTAGAGGGTGGTCGTGATGAGGCGGTTGTTAAGTTTGACCAAATGTTGGCGAACACTACCTATGCGAAAATCATGAGGGGTGATGTCAGCGATGAGACCCGACAACGTATCTCAGCACTCATCAAGAGGGCACAAACAGTGAACAGTGATATTGACGTGTACGCTTCTGAAGAGATGATGGACATGACGATAGCCGACTTGGTGGCTGCGATAGAGGACTATAAGAAAGAGTATGGGTATTATCCTGACTTGGTTACAGTCGACTCTATTGACCTGTTATTGACAGGGGAAAACAAGAAGATTGACTTCGACCCGAACTTCATCAAATACAGGTTACAGAAGTGTGCCCAGCGATTAAAGGATATTGCGAAGAAATACGACTGTGCCGTAATCACAGCAACCCAGACGGGAGACGTTCCTATTGAAGTATGGAACGACCCAACACGGGTAATTACTCGTCAGAATACAGAGGGCGACCGTACACTTATCAAGCCATTCTCGTTCGTGTTTACAGGTAACATCACAATCGAAGAGGGTAAACAGAACATGGCTCGTATCTATTGTGATAAGTTACGAAACTACCGAAACAATGGTATCATCATTCGAATCCCTACTAATTACGAGAACGGCTTCTTCTACGATATATCACGTTCAACAATCGTTGAGCAGGTGTTGGATATGTCGGCTCTTGACAGGCTTGAGAGCCGTCGCAGCCGTAAAGGTAACGGAGAAGCAGCCGTTGGGGAGAAGAAGGAGCGAGTAGAGATAGCACCAGGAGTGTACGGAACAAAGGTAGTTGGCGAGGGTGAAACGGCTGCGCAGGAGCCACAAGAGACGTGGAATAAGCGACAGACTAAACAGTCGCTCAAGGAATATTTAGCAAACAAGGGTGTGCAGGAAACTCCGAAGACAACGAGGAAGCCTGTACCTCGCAAGAAATAATTTCGTTATGCGGTACGATAAGGAACAGATAATCGCTGATTTTAATCTCACGCCATTTGGTTCACAGGGGTGGCTCACGAATAAGGATATGGACTGTCCTTTCTGCGGAAAAGCAGGGAAGTGGGGTATCATCTTCAATATGAATGGCGTTGCGACGTTCCACTGTTGGAAGTGTCCTCGTAAGGTATCCGTCTATGAGTTCCTCAAGAAACTCGGTAGAACAGACCTCGCGAAACGCTCCTATACAGTCAAGCCGAATGAACTTGAGAACTGTCCAAAGATAGGTGATATTCAGGGGGAGACATCGAAGTGGATGGAGGGTGATGCGGAACAGGTACAGGAAGAGGAATTAAAGCCTGTTACTCTTCCGTTACGGCTGAAACCACTTGTGGATGATGAGTACCTGAATAATCGTGGGTTCCGACCTGAACACTATGCGGAGTTCGAGCCATCCTATACTAATACACCGTTGGAAGCGAAGTTGAAGAACTTCATCATCTTTAAGATGAAAGTCAATGGAGTGTGTGTGGCGTGGTGGGCACGCAGTAGGTATTCGAAGGAATGGCACAAAGAAAATCTTGAGGCATACAAGCGTCATGAGGCTGACTTGGTGTTACGTTACAGGAACTCCGAGAACAACTTTCAAGACTTGTTAGGGGGTTGCGATGAGTTGATAGAGGGGAAGACTGAAACAGTCATCATCGTTGAGGGTATCTTTGACAAAGTGAACATTGACAACCTTTTAGGACTTCAACATCTTGACGACATCAAGTGTTGCTTCACGTTCGGGAATAACATCGGTCAAGGACAGATTAACATGATGCTCAAGAAAGGTATCAAGAACGTCATACTCCTGTACGATTTTGGAACTATAAACGAGAGCAAAGAGTCGGCATTAAAGATGAAGGAACTGTTTGACCGTGTGTACGTGACAGCGATTAGGAAGCCAGGAATAGACCCTGGAAACATTGATTTAGAATATCTCGAAGAAGTTTTGAGGGGTGCGGTCGACCCAATTAGCTTCTTTTATAATAAAGTGGAAATAAAAATTTGAGTAATTATGGACAAAGTAAGAGAAGAAACCTGTGAGGACAAAGGACTGCGCCACAGACAGTTTTTGACACGGCTTCAATTGGAGTATCTGACTCACAAATTACGTTCCTCTATATACCGTAATGGAACGTATGCGTCAGTCGCAGCGGATATTGCTAAGAAGAAGCGGTTGAAGATTATTGAGTTGAGTGTGAAATTCAACGTCGACAGTATATTCACTCCTGGATATAATGTGGCGGAGTTCGTCGAAAAGAATTTCTGGGGAAAGAAAGGTCTTCCAGCGTTTCAGTACAAAGACGAAGAACAGAGGAGAGTTCAGGGAAATTATGACCGTTGGTACATTCTTTACAGGGATACCAAAGTCCTGTATAAAGGGACGATAATGGAGGTCGTAAGCAACAATCCTGCTAAGGAGGAAGTCAAAATTCGAGGCTCGAAAGGTGATTTTCTCGTTAAATATAATGACATCACAATTATAAACAATTTTGATTGGTTGTAACATTTCATTTTAATCATTTACAGTATGAAATTAAAAATCGTAAACAAGAGCACAAATGCTCTGCCGGAGTACAAAACTCCAGACAGTTCGGGTATGGACTTGCGTGCCTATCTTCCCGAGGGTTCAATCACGTTGGCTCCTATGGAGCGTAAAATCATTCCTACTGGTTTGTACATGGAAATCGAACAGGGGTACGAGGGTCAGGTGAGACCTCGCAGCGGTTGTGCTGTTAAACAGGGTCTGACCGTAATCAATGCTCCTGGAACCATTGACGCTGACTATCGTGGGGAAGTAGGTGTTCCGTTGATTAACCTGTCAACAGAACCACAGACAATCGAAAATGGCGACAGAGTTGCTCAGATTGTCTTCGCTCCGTATGCGAAAGTCGAGGAAATTATCGAAGTTTCTGATGTCAGTGAAATGACTGATACAGAACGAGGTGCGGGAGGTTTTGGTCATTCCGGCAAAAAATAATTTCGATTTTTCGCGAGAAAATCAAAACTTATTCGAGATATTTACATTATATTTGTACCGAGATAAGTGATAAAACATCACTGAAAATAAAATTTTAACTAATAAAGTAAAAACGATTATGGCAAACAATGCGTTGGCACTTCGTATGAAGTACAGAAAGTTCACTGCTGAACAGTTGAACGAAATCATTGAGAATGAAAACTCAAGTGAATTGGAAGTTAAGGTTGCTCAAGAGTTCCTTGACAAGTTAGGTGGCGAAGCCGAAGAACAACCTGCAAAGGCTGCTCCCGCCAAGAAGTCCGCTCCTAAAAAGGAAGACAAAAAGGTTCCTACGAAAAAGGCTGCTCCGAAGAAAGAGGAAACCGCTGATGACGACCCAGACCCTGAGGATGGTTCGCCTGAAGCAGCAATGAAGCGTCAGAACAAACGCAACTCAACTTACCAGTCAGAAGAACAACTGACTTCGGAAGAGGAAGAACGCTTGGCAAAGGCTGAGGCAGAGTACGAAGAACGTCAGAAGAACCGCAAGACTCCGTCTAAATCAGACAAGTCTATGAAGGAAAAGAAGTCAGCAAAAGCCGACAAGACTCCTCGTGAAACAAAACGTCAGAACCTCGAAGAATCGGAAGAAATTCCGGGACTGAAAGTAGGTTCGAAAGTTACCCTGAAAGGTGAGGACGCTGTTGGTGAAATCACTCGCCTGTACAAGTCCGGAGACGGCAAAGAAAAGTGTATGGTCAAGTTCGGTGACGATAAGCCTATCAAGAAACGTGTAACAGCGTTGGAACTGGCTGAGGACGCCAAACCTGCACCTGCAAAGAAAACTCCAAAGAAGAAGTAAATGGTTGACGGGGAATCCATAGTATTGGTTAAAGGTATCTCGGGGAGTGGTAAATCTACAAGGGTTTACCTCTTCCTCGAGTTCCTCGAATCATTAGGTATGAAACTCCGCCCATACAAGTTTAAGACACTTGACGGAAAGGAAAAGGAAGTCGGAGTTTACTCCGAGGACTTCAATATGGTTTTCGTTGGGAAATTCTATGAGAATGGCGGTATCCGACGCTGGCAAGGTTACGACAGTATGACGTCGCGACTGTGCAAGGCTGAGGGTTTATCCTACTTCTTGAAGGAAACGTCTAAGGCAGGGCATGGAGTTTTGATTGATGGTGCAGGAACAACTGTATCATGGCGATTGCGTCCCTTGGATTTATGCGGAGAGAGTGAGTTTACGAACATTCTCCATGTCAGGTATGATTACCGTGACGACCAATGGGATGAGTATTGTGCTCGGATAGCATACAGGTCTGGAGAGCCTCCAAAGGGGGATTGCATGTGGCGAAAGCACAGAACCTTTATGCACGACTTCGAAAAGGCTCAAAGAGAGGGGGAAGAGGTGAATGAGGCTGGCGGTTGTGTGGTACTTCATGACCAACCGTATGACGCTCCGGTCTGGGACTTGGGTGTTCATATTTTCAACTTCTTTGGGCTGTCAGAACTATGTGAAGAGTTCGTGGCTTTCTGTAAAGCGTCGGACTACATTGAAAAGAATTCGTTTGAAACATTTGAGAATGACAAGAAAGGAAAATAATTTCAGTCCGACTCCTAACGATAACTTCCTTCACTATCTATATTGGATGTGCGAGAGAATGAATATCTTCTGGCGAAAGTACAATGGGGAACAGGCTCCATGGACGGATGACGACATATTGAGGAACTTTAAGTTCACCAACGTGTATCGTTGTCTTGACCGTGTGAGTCAATACCTGTTGAGCCGTGTGATTTACAATGGTAAAGAATACGAGCCAGAGGATATGTTCTTTCGCATATTGCTTTTCAAGCATTTCAATAAGAACGAGACGTGGGATTTGTTGGAAAAGGAGTTCGGGGACATCACCTACGAAACAGGCTTGGAAAACATAGCGAAGTTCTTGGACAAGGTAGTTGACAGTGGCGACACGATATACGGTAACGCATACATCGTGAATTGCTTCTTCTATCAGTATCCCCAATATAAGCACATAACAGGCATGAGCAAACATCGTGCTCACTTCCGTATCTTTGAGGACGAAATCTTTCAGAACGGACACTTGTATGACTTCTTAGAGGCGAAGACCTTTGAGGACTTGTATTGGGTTTTCAGGAATATGAAAATCTATGGGGACTTCACGGCTCAGCAATACTGTATTGACCTGAATTATTCACCCCTGTTTAACTTTTCGGAGAACGATTTTGTCATCACTGGTCCAGGGTCGCTGAAAGGTATCGGTTGGACATTTGACGGAGCGTCCGGAAAGCGTTATGACTATGTGGGCACTATCAAGTGGGTTCACGACAATTTTGAAAGGCTGATGGGTGACTTCTGTGAAAAGACAGGTATGAAGTGGAACCCGTTACCGTGGGAGCCTGTTCCTACTCTTACAAATCTTCAGAACTGTTTCTGTGAAACATCGAAGTTTGCGAAGGGATTGGGAGCGTCTTTCAACAAAGGTAGAAATGAACGTATCAAGCACACCTACGAAAAGAGTCCGAAGAAGATTGAGTTCGTCTTCCCTCCGAAGTGGAACGCTGAGTTGCCCAAGCCAGGAGAATTATTAATCGATTAAATCAAGAAAGACTTATGTATTTTCAAGCAGAAAATTTGAGTAGTGCGTTGGTGCTACTTTGTAAGGAGTTGATGGGTAAAGGGATTGACGTTACCCGAAGAGGGTTCGAATGTCGTGAGTTCCCTGGAGCCGTCCTCATTGAGATAACTAATCCGACCGACCGCTATGTTCGTGTTCCGGAGCGTAAATGGAACAAAACATTGGGGTGGATTGAGTCCCTGTGGTTGGCTCGTGGGGATAACAGTCTTGAGATGCCTGCTTCCTACGTGAAGAACCTTGTAAACTTTTCAGATGATGGAAAGTTCATGAGAGCGGGATATGGACCCAGAATACGTCGTTACGGGGACAATTTTGATTCGATGGTAACATTGTCCGGAAAGTTACTTCCGCGACAGTATAAGAACGGTAAAGCAGACGAAAACGGTCGTTATTCAAAATTGAAGGCTCCCGGACTGTACCAGAACGTGACTGACCAATTACGGTTCGTCATTGAAAAGTTCAAGCAGGACATCGATACCCGTGAAGCGGTTATCACAATTCACGACCCTATCTCTGACAACTTCAATCAGAATGAAGAGGACGGGGAAAAGGCTCCATTGCTCCTCACAAAGGATACACCGTGTACCCGTTCAATCCACTTCATGATAGTGAATGGAAAGATGAACTGTTACGTGGATATCCGTTCGAATGACCTTATCTGGGGGTTCAGTGCGGTGAACGTGTTCAACTTTACATTGATGCAGGAGTACGTCGCAGCGATAGTGGGCGTGCCTGTCGGGAAATATTACCACAAGGCAGACAATCTTCATGTCTATAAGGACTTCATTCCGTTGGCTGAAGAAATCGCTAAAAGAGACCCAAATTCGTATCCTTCCGGAGTAAACTTTTCCTATAAGACGACGTTTAAAACTTTAGAGGAGTTCGATGCGCTTATCGCTCAGTTGAGCCAGTTCGAAGAAAACTGTCGTAACAGTGAAAACCGTACAGAACAGGACTTCGAGTTATTGCGTGCGGATATTGAAAAGTTTGAAGATGAGATGTTCTCTGACTGGGCAAAGGTTATCTTCCGTTATTGGACAAAACAGTTGGTAGAGTTCCGGAACCCGTTACTGAACGAACTGTTCATCGGATAAGAATTATTCACTAAAATAAAGACGATTTAGTTATGAATTTCAAGAAGATTGACATCCTGTTAGGGATGAAAGACATTCAGAGGTTGCCTAATACCCCCCATCACAGGGGGTACAACCTCTTGGAGCATGGGTTGGTGGTAGGCATGTTATTTCGTTGGTTTGCCTCAGAAGAGGACGTTGCCTACGACATCAACGTGTTTGGCAAGGTGTTACTCCACGACTACGTGGAAAGTGTTACAGGCGACCTCAATGCGTGCGTAAAGAAATTCAATGAGAACACGGCTGCGGCATGGGATATCATTGAATACGAAATTTGTCATGGCGACGTGAACCTGTTGCCGTATTCCGATGAAGAAATTAAGAAGACAATGACTGACCTCCAGTACCGTCTTTTCAAGACCTGTGATTATTTGGACTTATGGATATTCTGTAAGAACGAACAGGCTCTGGGAAACACGTCCAAGAAGTTATTGACTTGTATCATAAACTGCGAACAACTGTTGGAGAAGTACACGGACGGCTGGAAACTCTTCAAAAGTGTTCAAAAATTCATGAATCAATATGAGCCTTAAAGGAAAGATATATGGCTTGGTAGGGGTTATTGGCTCCGGTAAATCGTACCAAGCAGAAGCACTTATGGTTAGTGCTGCGTGTGAAGAACGACCCATGATTATGGGAGATTTCAGTGAAGGAATTCGCCAGACGTTGATGAACATCTTTACAGGGGAATCAAAGAAGATTGACTGTACGGGTGAAGCGTATGCGAAGTGGAAACAGTTGAGCAGCGACATCTTGTTACCGTTCAAGCCTCAAGAAGAGTCTCCTAATATTCTTGACTCGGTACGGGTTGAGGGTCGTGAACTGTTACAGCGTACAGGCGAATATCTCAAGTCATTGGCTGGAGAAGACGTATGGGCACGTTGGACGGCAAACGCTGTTACGAACAGTTGGGCAAAGATGTCTGAAGAAGACGCTCTTATGTGCGATATCGTGTTTGGCTCATTGCGTTTCGACTGTGAGGCTGAGGCTATCTTCAAGGTTGCCGAGGCGACAGGTAAAGAAGTTCAGATATACTTCTGTGATTATCATTCGGACTCCTATGAATTGAATGACCATGTCAGCGAGAAGTTTGCTCAATACTTCCTGTCGTTGGGTTGTAAGGATGGTGACGATATAACGGAACTTGTTAAGCAGAAAATCAATGGATAAATTCAAAGAATATCTTGAGAAGAATTTAATGGACTTCGCTCCTATTTCTGACTATGTGGTCGAGATAGGAGGGAAGACCTTTGAATTGTATCAGCCAGCGTATGACGGTGCACTGTTTGATGACGGGTTCAACTTTGTTGGTATTCCTGCCGACCCGAAGCGTAAAGGCTCGGGAGAGGAATCCGTCGAAACATCATGTGACTTCTACGCATTCAGTTTTGGAGGAGTGTATTATATGCTCGCCAAAGGTAAAGAGAATGACGTGAAACTCACACGGCTGAAATATATCGGTCAGGCGAAACAGGAAATTGAGACCCCTGTATTCTTGGGAGTTCATGGTCAGTATGAAATGATGTCCGGGACGGGAACGTATGCCGACTGGTGTAAGAAGGCAAAGTTCCTTGGGGTGAAGACGTTGGGTATCTGTGAAAAGAATTCACTTGCCGGAGCATTGAAGTTTCAAGCGGAATGCCAGAAGAACGATATCAAGGGCGTGATTGGTATGGAGTGTGTGGTATATGACCAGCCTCGGGATTTCCGCTTCACTGTTAAGGTGTACGCAAGGAATGATAAGGGTTGGCGAGACCTCCTCACTATAAACAAGTTCATCAACTGTGACAATCCGAAGTACATCGGTCTTGAGGACTTCAATAAAATCACCACTAACAACGATGATTTGATTATGTTCCTTGACCCGAAGACAACGGATTACGACAAGTTGAAAGACTTGCATATAGATGCTGTCGTGTATCAGTTAGACCCATGTGAATATGTAGATGACAACCGTGACGAATGGTATCTGACGAACCTGAAGAAATTCTTCAAGGACAAGAACCTGTTGCCCGTTCCGTCAGTTGACGCTTGGTATCTTGACGAGGAGTACAGTTGTATCAGACCTCGCTTGCATAGTATTGGTGGAACAACCGCTTACGAAAGCGATAATCAATACTTCAAATCGAACGACCAACTGTTTGTTGAGTTGGCTCAAATGTTCCCGGATACCGAAGAAGGGTTTATGGACGTGTACAGCCGTTTCATGGAAGGGTTGGAATTCCTTGAAAACATTGCTGAGGCGATAACCTTTGTCATCGACGTAAAGAAGAGACACTTGCCTCACTATAAGATGACGAAGGAAGAGGCGAAGCAGTTCGAAACAAATGAAGACCTCTTTTGGTCTCTTATAGCCGACGGTCTTGAGCGTCACCCAGACCTCATTGAGGATTGGGGTGAAGAGGTCATTATGGAACGAATAGACCGAGAGGTGGGTGTTATAAAGTTAGGGGAAGCAATTGACTACTTCCTAATTACTTGGGACATTATCAACTGGTGCCATCGTAACGGTATAATGACGGGTATCAGTCGTGGTTCGGCTGGTGGTTGTCTTGTCTCCTACCTGTTGGGGATTACCAAGTTAGACCCAATGCGATACGACCTACTCTTTGAGCGTTTCTTGAACGCAGGACGTGTTAAGGTATCACTCCCTGATATTGACTGCGACTATCCTGGTGAAGACCGTCCCCGTGTGAAGAAATACATGGAAGAACGGTACGGCTGGAAACAGGTGTGTTCCGTGGGAACTTACAGCGCATTACAGTTACGAGCAGCCATCAAGGATATGGCTCGTGTGTACGGGTTGGACTTCCAGGAAACGAACGAAATGATGAAAGTGTTTGACGTCAAGGACAGGAAGCCTGAAGACCTGTTCAAGATAGCCTGTGCTCATTCACGAGTGAAGAACTTTGTCGTTGAACATTCCGACCTCATCAATGAAGTGATGCTGATAATGCCCGCACCAAAGGCTCAGTCAATTCATGCCTGTGCGATGATGGTATTCCCAGAGGAACACGATATGTTTCATTGGGTTCCTATTCGTAAGAATGGCGAGGAGTATGTAACCGAGTGGGAAGGTGGTGAGATGGATGCTGCTGGCTTCCTAAAAGAGGACGTGCTGGGTGTGAAACAGTTCGACAAGTTCCAGGACATGGTTCGGCTGGTGAAGGAGCACGAGGGTGTGGATTTAGACATCTTCAGTGTGCCGTTGGATGACCCAGAGGTGTACAGGTATTTCAAGAACGGTTGGAACGAGGATAACTTTCACTTTGGTAGTTCCGGATTGACAGGCTATTGTCGTCAGATGAAGCCAGACAATATTGAAGACCTTATCGCTGCTATCTCATTGTATCGTCCGGGAGCAATGGAGAATAACTTCCATAACGAGTACGTCTCCCGTAAAGAGGGTCAGAAGGAGGTTGAGTATTTCACAGGAACGGACAAGATACTGAATAACACGTATGGAGTATTTGCCTATCAGGAACAAATCATGCAACTTTGTCGTGAGTTGGGTGGGCTGTCATTGGTGGAAGCCGATGATGTTCGTAAAGCGATGGTAAAGAAGAAATACGAGGCTCTCCAGCAGTATAAAGAACGGTTTATCCCTTACTATCGGGACAACTATAACGTCACCCAGGAATACTCTGAAAAGGTGTGGGACGCTATTGATAAGGCTTCGACGTACCTGTTCAACCGAAGCCACGCTGCTGCCTATGCGATTACAGGCTATATCTCTCAGTGGATAAAGGTTCACTATCCTATTGAGTATTGGTCGGTGGCGTTTAAGTATGCGATGGAGTCTGACTATTCACGCTACATTGCGGAAATCAATAAGACGGGAGTCTGTACGGTACGTCCTGTGGATATCAATATATCGGATACCGATGTTGTTATCAACTTCAAAGAGAAAGCCTTGTATTGGTCAATTACAGGAGTCAAACAGGTCGCAGAAAAGGCTGCAACCCAAATTATAAAGGAACGTACAGAGAACGGTCAATATTGGTCGTTAGACGACTTTATCACCCGACATAAATGGAAGGGTTCAGCAGTGAACAGCCGTATCATCAGAAACCTGATATTGGCAGGAGCGTTCGACAGTCTTGAGGGGGTAAAGAAACCTCAGGAGCGAATAGACCTGTTGGTACACTTCCTCGGAACAACGAAGGGAAATGTTAAGGAAGACGACCCTGTATTAGTTGGAGCCGACTTCCACGCCAATGACGCTTGGTGGTGGGCACTTCTACAAAAGAAAGTATCCGGACTGGCGTTCTTTGATTACCAGAAAATCTATGACAGGTTCGCTGGGGAGTTCCCTGATGCCTACGAATATGCTACTCTTGAGGAGTGTCACGATACGGAAGTGAAGCCGAATAACGGGTACGTCGTGTTGGCTGGGTTCATCGCTGAAATGGAGATTAAGAAGACACGCAAGGGGGATACGATGTGTCGCCTGATATTAGAGGCGAACTATGAGTTCATCGAAATTGTGATATTCCAGCAGGAATACGAACAGTTGGAACCCCTGTTATCGTGCGGAGGAGCGAACCTGATACTCATCAATGGTATTCTTTCATACGACAACCGTAAAGAGGTGAACACGCTGAGAGCCTGTTTCGAGTCGAATATCGTTACTTTGACGTTATAATTTTACGAACTTTAATCAGAAGATAAATGGAAAGAGGCTTCATATATTGCGTGACGTGCTTGGTCAATGGGAAACAATACATTGGTCAGACAATTCTTTCCGTACAGACAAGATGGTCACAACATATACGAAATGCGAAAAAGAATTCTGATTGCAAGTTCCACAGAGCCATTCGGAAACATGGAGCCGATAAGTTCACGGTCGAAGAACTGTTAGCGGTATCGGCTCCTACGAAGAAGGAACTGAAAGCCCAACTCGACTCACTTGAGATTGAATACATCAGTCGTTTCAACACACGTGAGAAAGGCTATAATTCAACCGATGGTGGGGAAGGGAAATTAGGTAGTGTAATTTCAAAAGAGACCCGAGAAAAGATTCGGGTATCTCATTTGGGAAGCCGAAATCCTATGTTCGGGAAGAAACATTCTGAAGAACATCGTAAGAAAATTTCAGAGTCAATGAAAGGTCATAAGAATACCTTGGGACTGAAGATGTCTGAAAAGAGTCGGGAGCGAATGAGTCGGGCGAAAGGCTGCAAGGAAATTATTCAAGTAAGTATTGACGGAAAGCCTGTTAAGACATGGATAAGTATTTCTGAGATTAAGAAAGTAATGAGAGTGAATAGGGAACTTCTTAAGAAACATATATTGAGTGGAACTCCTTATTTTGGATATATTTGGAAACTAAATAATTGAAAATTATGAACATTCTTGTGCATTTCAATGATGTCCCAGTGACATTACAAACAAATGGATTTGAGGACACGGTTGACATCGATAAACTCACTTCTATTGAGTACAGTAATTTATATGGTGAAGCGGTTACAGTCAGTGCGCTCCTGAACAAAGTAGGGTTGCTCCGTGCTGAAGCCGAAAAGAAAGTCGCGGAATGTAAACTCGAGAAAGAGGTTTACGAAGCCCAGACAAAGAAGGAATGGCGTCGCGAGGCGAACCGTAATGGCGGAAAGTTCACGTTGGCTTTGGAAGACGGGGAAGTTGAGGAAATCAAGTTGTCGGAAAAGGCTCTTGACGAGGCTCTCCTACTTGACGAAGACTATCAGAATCTCTGTATTGCGTATATTGACGCTCAGAAGAATTTCAGTGTTCTTGACGCACTTCAGTGGGCGGTTCAGGACAAGTCTAAGAAACTGAACAACCTCCTCAAACCTGTTACCCCAACGGAGTTCCTCGGGGAATTGGTAGAGGGTAAAGTAAACAGTTTCTTCATCAAGAAAGCAGGGTTCAAATAAATTTTTCGAAGAATTTTCGGGGAACTTCTTTGATAATTCGAATGATTCCATTACCTTTTGTATCATCAAATTTAAGTTAAACATTCAAATAATTAGAATTATGGCAAAGAAAACAGTTCAATCCAGCGCAGTAGAAGAATTCAAAGGTTACATCAAAGTCACAGACGGATTCTACCTGAAACCAGCTGAAAGTCACGCATCAAGTTATGACGTTTACCAATTAAAGAAGTCTGACAGTCCTCGCCATCCTAATGGCAAAATGGATGACATGGCTTATGGTTGTACGCTCCCGAGAGCATTACAGTTAATCGCCAACAAATGTGCCGGACAAGAGGCTGAGGACATCATCGAACTGATGGAATCTATTAAGAGTTACGAACAGAAGTTCCTTGAAGACGTTACACGAATAGTGAAGGAAAACAGATAATTATCAACATTTTAAAAATTTAGTATTATGCCATTAGACAGAAGTAAATGGAAGGCAGCACCGCTCTCAACTGTTAGTGAGACGGTACAGCAAACAAAGCAGTATGACACGTATTTTGGTGGTAAAGGCGAGTATGCTCAGTTCTGGAAACAAAGAGACGGTATCACCGTGAAACGTGTTCTTCCGGCACACGAACCAGGAGACTCTCCCTACGTGCCTATGCTGACAGCGATGCTCAAGTGTGAAGTCGACGAAAAGGACAAGGAAGGAAAAGTTATCGGGAAGAAAATCTCAAACAAGAAAATCTTCTTGGCGACGCTTCACGGTGGTTATCCGTACGACATCATCGAAGAGTACATCAAGCGTGTCTACGAACAGGCTGAACAGTTCCAGGACAAAGAAGAACGTGCTCGCTTCCTGAACCCAATTACGGGTTATCGTATGGGTGGAAAGAACGGTACGTGGGTTCCCGGAATTCGTCCTCAATTGGAGTACGTGTACTATGCTTTCATCGAAGGAAAGATTTACCGTGACAGCCTGAAACCGAAACAAATGGAAGCACTGAACAAAGAGTCTGCTGACCTGTGTGCTCAGAACGACACGGCTGCGATAGATATGTTCAGCGACCCATCAACTGGCTTCCCTATTCAGTGGAGCCGTGGTAAAGACGAGAATAACAAGACCGTTGAAACGCTCAAGTCGTTACCGTTGAAAGTAGGACAGACATGGGAAGACTACTTTGAAAAGAACGCTGTTTCCGACAAGGTTCTTGAGGAACTTGAGGGACTGCCCAGTCTTCAGAAGTTGTATGTTGACTGTTACGGCAAACGTGACTTCGACTATGCACTTGATGGCTTGAAACGCTTCGATGACGCCAACTCTTACAAAATCTTTGCTCAGGATGACTTCCTTGACATGGTAGAGGAACTTCAGAACATGATTGAAGAGAAGACAGGTGAAAAACCGTCTGGTGCGGATGACCTACCTTTCGGTCCGAGTGAAGAGGAACAGAAGCCTGCAGCACCTGCGGCTCCGGCTGCTAAGAAAGCAACCCCTGCGGCAAAGGCTCCAGCGAAAAAGGCTGTTACAAAGAAGAAAGCCGAGCCCACACCCGAAGAGAAACTGAAAGTTGTGAACGAAGAGTTCATCCGTCAGTACGGTGAAGGATACGAGGAACTTGACCTCGAGGGTGCGGAATTGGAAGAGGCTTATCAGTTGGCTCTGAAACACGAAGACCTCGGGTACGACATTGAACACGTTCCCGGATGGGATGGTTCTGATGACAGTGGTGAGGACAACGGTGAAGAGTACGCTGGCGACAATGACGGTGGCGATGAACCCGACCCCGAACCTGAAGATGAAACTCCCGCTCCTACTCCTGGAGTAAGACCTGCTTCAGACGCTGGTAGTTCATCTGGTCAAAGTGCGATAGACCGTATCCGTGCTATGCGCAACAAAAAGAAGTAAACAATGAGTAATCAGAGTGAGAGTCCAAGCGTTATACACTTGGACTTTCATTTTAAATAATTTCGACAATGAGGAAAGAACCTATCGCAATAATAAGTACAGATAAACATCTCCAAGAGGCGAATGCGCTTGAACTGTTGGATATAGCCGAGCAGGAAATTGCGCTGGCTCAGGAACAGGGGGTTGATACTGTAATATGGCTTGGGGATATCTTCGACTCACGATTAAGCCAACGACAAGAACTTCTCACTTGTCTAACAGAGATGATAGAACTGTATCATGAACATGGTATCACGTTGCTCTGTATTCCCGGAAATCATGATAAGACCGACTACGAGTCAGACGAAAGTTTCTTGACAGCGTATAAGTACCATCCAGGATTCAACCTGTATGAGACTCCTACCTGTATAGACCTGAAAGGGGTTGAGTGCCACTTCTTGCCATTCTACGCACAAGACGTATGGTTGGAGAAGTTCGCTGAACTACCTACCCCGAAAAGTAAGACATCAATCCTGTTCAGCCATACAGCCGTACAGGGTTCTATCAATAATGATGGGAAGGTCGTGAATAACAAGATTCCGTTGAAACTGTTCTCGAAGTACGGAAAGGTCATGCTGGGGCACTATCATGACGCTCAGCAGCCAGGAGCCAACGTGTTTCACCTACCGAGTACCCGTCAGAATAACTTCGGGGAAGATGAGGAGAAGGGATTTACGGTATTGTACAGCGATACGTCCTTCGAGTTCGTAAAGGCTCAATTTGTTCCGTATAAGGAAATAAAAGTTGATGTCCTTAAGACCTCAAAGGAAGAGATATTAAAACTCGCTAAAACGAACACAGATGGCGTCAACGTTCGGATAACGCTTGTGGGAGACCAACAGGCTGTTAAGGCTGTCAACAAAAAAGTCTTCACCGAACACGGTATCTCGGTGAAAGCAAAGTACACGGACGTTGAAGTCACGGAGGCTGAGGAAGCCGAAGTGGCTCAGGAACTGTCCGGAACAGATATAGCCGAAAAGTTCAAAGCATTTTGCGATGAAAAAGGCTACGAATATGATGAAGGATATAAACTATTAAAAGAAGTAATGCAATGGCAGGAGTAGAAGATTTGGTGAACTCCCTACAAAAGAAGTTCGGCAAAGAAGTTGTGGCGGGAAACAATACTCAAGGAGTAGAGTTCGTATCGTCAGGAAGCCTGTCGCTCGACTTGGCACTTGGTGGCGGTTATGCGATGGGTCGTATCATTGAATTGCGTGGCTACGAGTCTTCGGGAAAGACTACGTTGGCTCTGACAGCCTGTAAGAACATACAGGAACAGACAGGCAAAGCGGTTCTCTACATAGACCGTGAGAACGCAATTGACATGGATTATGTAGAAGCACTGGGGGTGAACATATCTCCGGAGATGTTTATTCTGTGCCAACCAGGAGTTGCGGAAGAATGTTTCGAAATCATGAGAGAGGCTGTTAAGTCGAAAGCAATCGGAGCAATTGTTATGGACTCGGTGGCGGCAATGTTTCCTAAATGTTATTTGGAAGCCGATGTGGGCGATGCTAAGATGGGTGTGCTGGCTCGGCTTATGGCTACGTGGCTTCCCGGATTGATTGGCGACATTAAACTGAACCAACAGTTGGTCATCTTCATCAATCAGTATCGTGACAAGATTGGCGTGGTGTACGGTTCACCGAAGACGACTCCGGGAGGAAAGGCTCTTGGCTTCTACTCTTCACAGGTGTTGGACATTGCGAAGTCAGGTACGGTTGGAGACCGTGGTGAAGAAACCGCTAACCACATCAAGGTGAAAGTTGAGAAGAATAAGGTTGCGCCTCCGTTCAGGAAAGCCGAGTTCGATATTCGCTTCGGTGAGGGAATTGATAAGGCTTCGGAACTGTTACTCGTAGGAGTTGAACGGGGAATGATTGAAAAGGCTGGCTCGTTCTTTAAGTACAAAGGAAAGACGCTGGCACAGGGTCAAGAAAAGGCTCGTGAGATAATTTCAAACGACATTGACCTTGCGGAAGAAATCGAAGAACAAATCATGAAAACAATTTAGTATGGAACTCACCTATTTGCGTTTGAAGAATTTCCTGTCATTCAAGGAACTGAAACATAAGTTCGTGAATGAGCCTGTCTTAATCAAGGGAAAGAACCTGACGGAGATAGAGTCAAAGGAAACGAACGGAGCAGGGAAGAGTACGATGGAAGCAGGGATTGCGTATGCAATCCTTGCTAACTCGCTCAAGAAACAAACACTTGACAGGGACTTAATCCTGTGGGGTGAAGAAGAAGCGGACATCTGGCTTGACATCTACTGCCCGATACGGAAAGAAACGCTGAATATACATAGAACCCTGAGACAGAAAGGTTCAGCGTCATTGGAACTCATGATTAATGAGGAAGAGGGTTCGGTACAGGTCGCAACCGTCAACGACGGAAACGCTTACATCTTGAACTGGATAGGTATATCCTCGGAAGACCTGAAGAGTTTCTATATCCTTAACAAGGAGAATTTCAAGTCATTCGTTTCGTCATCCAACTCCGATAAACTGTCGTTGATAAACCGCTTTATTAAGGCTGAACAGTTAGACGACTCTGACAGCGTAATCAAAGAGAAGATTAAGCCGTTGGAAGAGAAGAAGGCTGTTGCCTTGGGAAAGGTTCAGAAGATAGAGGGTGAATTGGGCGTCTATGAGACACAGTTGGCTGAGGAGCGAGAACGTAATCTTGAGGAGGAACGACAATCGCTTATAGAGCGTATAAACGAACGAATTGACGCTGTCATACAGGAGTACGACGGAGCGGAAAAGAAGATTGAGAATTCCCGGACGGCTATCAAGTTGGCTGAACAGAGTATCAAGGACAACCAGAAGAAAGTTGCTGAAGCCTCTAAGAAGTTAGAGGGATTAGAAGCGATTGACTATAAGGCTCAATATGACTCCCTAACGAAAGAACGTTCTTCGACCGATACAAAGGTAGAGGCAGCGAGGAAGAAGCGTAAAGCAGCACAGGAACTGTCTTCACAGTACACTGCCGAAGCCAACCGCCTCACGGCTATTCTGAAAGGGACTGTAAAGTGTCCGAAGTGTGGAACGGAGTTCGTGACATCAGATGAAACGGTTGATGTTCCTACCACTCGGAAGAAAATTGAAAGCCAGAAGAAGGAAGCCGAGACCCAGGAAAACCTTGCGAAAACAGCGTTGGAAGAACTTAACTCATTTGAGGAACGAGTGAAAAAGTACGACGACAAGTTCATGAAGATACGTGTTCAGGAACAGGGTACAGTCAGAGCCATTCGTGAGGTTCAAGCAGAGATAACAAAAATCCGTGGGGAGATAACCCGAAGCAACCAAATGATATCCTCCTACCAAGAAGATATCAAGCATCAAGAAGGGATTCAATCACGTTGTAACAGTGAGAGCGAACAGTTGGTTGAACAACTTGAAAAGGCTGAACAGGCTGAAATGGAAACCAAGGAAGCCGAACTGGAAGGTCTTGTTGCCCTGACGAAAAAGAAACTCGAAAAGGCAAACAAGGAATACGGGGATTGCGAGAAACAGGTATCAGACATGGTACAGTGGGGATTGCGTTTCAAGGAGTTCAAGATGAGCCTTGCTTGTGAGCAGTTACGGATAATTCAGAACTTCGCGAATATGTCCTTACAGAAGCAGCGTTCAGAACTTCGCCTGTCAATAGACGGGTTCAAACGTAATGCGAAGGGGAAAATCAAAGAGGAGATAACTGTATCAGTCATCAATGGCGAGGGCGAATATAAATCATTCTGGTCGTTTAGCGGAGGCGAGAGAGCAAGAATTGAAATGGCTTTGATACAAGCATTTCAGGAAATGATTAACGGAACGAACCAATGGGGAGGGCTTCACTTCCTAATGATTGATGAGGTTCTTGAGGGCACAGACCCGTTGGGCTTGGCTCTTCTACTTGAGTCAATGAGCGACGTTCATCATCCTGTATATGTAATCAGTCACGTCATGAATATTCGTGCTGGTGTAACCACTCTCACCGTCGTGAAGGAAAACGGTTACAGTTATATAGAATAATATGGAAAAGAAGCAAACAGTTATCGGAGTAGACCCAGGAAAACAGGGGTTTATCACGGTGATGAAAAGTACAGGTATCAAGCACTATCCGATGCCAAAGGTAGGGAAGGAACTTGACCTTCATGAACTGTCAGAATTGATTATTCAGATATCGGAGGAGTGTGACATCAATAACACGGTTGTCGTGATAGAGGATGTTCACGCTCTACCACGTTCTGCTGCGGGTGCTACGTTCACTTTCGGGGGAGTATGTTATGCGCTTCGTATGGGGTTCATCATGTGCGGTTTGAGGATTGTGCTGGTGACTCCTAAGAAGTGGCAGAAAGAAATGTACGAGGGCATCAAACCGAACCCCGACAAGAAAGTGATGTCAGTGCTTGCAGCTAAGCGGTTGTTCCCTCGACAGGATTTACGTCGGACGGAGAACTGTACGAAAGCCGATGACAACTTGACTGACAGTTTATTAATCGCTGAATATGGAAGGAGGCATTATTTATGAAATATGTATTGTGCTGCCCGAATGAAGCCTGTGAACTTCATGGCGTGGCGTTTACTCCGGGAAAATACGTGATGAAGTACAGTAAAGAACTCAAGAAGATGGTTCCTACTATTGTGGGGAAGCCGTATGAGTGTTCTAACTGTCGCGAACAGATGGTTTTCGCAGAAGTTGAGAGCACTATACCAGAGTTCAGCGTTGGCGTCTTTAAGGGACTGCCTGACGACAAAAAGAAGGAGATACTTCGCCAACGGTTTGACAGGGAACTGAAGCGTGGTGCTGCGGATGAGAAAGAACAACGAAAGAAAAATGCAATAGAAAAAATGATTGGTTATGGAAAATAACGCTGCTAAGAAAGAGTTTCTTGACGCTTGTCGAGGACTTGTAATGAATTGTGACTGTAATATACTCGTGGTGGAAATCATGGGTGAGTTCCGAGCCTACGTTGCTCCGGAGGTACGGTTGAAGACACGTGAATGTCGATACAATGAAGTACGGGACGCTCAAGAGGTTACACCGCTACTCGCAAACATCGGGCATAACTTCGCCAGTGGAATGACGGAACAGAGGCTTCGTGAGCGAATTCAGTCAGTTCACAAAGAGGATTTCAAGTTTGGAACGGATAATTACTTCTGGATTACCAAAGTGTCCTTGAACCAAGGTTAGAGATTTTCATTTTGAATTATTATCTTTGTACCAATAAAGATAACAACGAGTGAAAACTTTAACAAAATCAAGGAATAACGATGGGTACAGACATGATTAATCCTGCTATCGAGACAGGAAAGAGCATTGGAGATTTCGGAATGATGGCTATTACAGCCGGATTCTTTTTGGTGCTGTCAGCACTGATGTGGGTAACTTTCTTCCGTTGGTTCATGAAAGTCATTAACGACACAATGAGCGCACAGCGGGAAACTTTCAAAGAACTGTTGGCTGAGACGAGGAATCAAAACATTCAACTCAGTAACATATCCGAGGGACTTGTCCCCGAGACGCAGATGCGTATCAAGACGGTCACGAATATGGCGTTCGACCTTGCGGTTGAAAGGGTGTGCCGTATTATTAAGAGGGTTCGCGAGGAGAACCACATCTCGGATAAGGAAGAGACAGCGAAGAAGATAAGACAGTTGTTGACGAACTTACATGAAGACCGAGATTCGAAATTTGACTGTTTTACGTTCCGTGGCAAGAAGTTGTCTTCCTATACGAATACGAAATGGATTGAACAGGTGGCAAAGGTAGTCGAGTCGGAAATATATAATGATAAAGGGATGAACAACCAGCGTGCCTTCACCAATGTCGAAGCAGCGTATGCTAAAATCCGACTCGAACTTTACCACAATATGATGGAAGATTAAACCGAAAATTGGACGTTAAGCCGTTAAAAGGCTGGGGAGATTGTAGAAATTTCTTCAGCCTTTTGAAGATTTTCGGGGAAAACTCTTTGGAATCTCATGAGAATCCATTACCTTTGTAGTGTCATTAAAAATCAAAGGTTATGAAAAAGTTCAATATTCAATACAACGAAGGTGATACTTTCACAGTTGAAACAACATCAGCAAGAGAGGCTGCTCGTATCGCGAGAAGAACTGGTAGAGATTTGATGAAGTATAACAATCATTCATCATTGTATTGGGTATGGGACGAGGAAGAAGAAAATCTTCTGTATATGGTTTCCACATTTAAATCGGGGAATCGTACAGTCACCACAATTACGAATTGCACCAAAAATAAATAATTTCGTTATGGCAAAATTAAGTCAAGAAAAGATTAACAGCCTGAGAGCCGAGTTGGTGGCTCTCAATAAGGCTTATCGTGAGGGCAATCCTCAAATATCAGATGTTGATTACGACCACATGGTTGAAACTCTGAGAGTAAACAGTCCGGAGGACGAGTTCTTCAAGAAAGGTATCGTAGAGGAAGCCACCGACCGTATGGAGCCGTTGCCTGTCCCTATGTACAGCCTCGAAAAAATCAAGACAATCAAGGACTTCCGCAAATGGTTACAGAAGATGTTTGCTGCAGGTTGTAAGGAGATTGTCGCCACTCCTAAATTTGACGGAATAAGCCTTGTCGTTGATGAAGACGATAAGAGAGCGTGGACTCGTGGTGATGGTGTAGAAGGACAGTTGTCAACGAAACACTTCGACCGTATGTTCAATGGCGAGGGCGAGCATCCGGAACCACACCTTATGCACACGTGGGGCGAGGCTATCATGAAGAAGAAGACCTTTGCCCACCTCAAGGACAACCAAGCCGACTTCGCCTATAAGAACGCTCGTAATATGGTTGCCGGAATATTCAACTCTCCGGACGGCTGGAACAACCGCTTCATGGCAAACGTGGACTTCGTGCGTTATGGCTCTGACCTTACAGGCGACAAGTCAAGCGTTCTCGAAGAATTGAAAAGAACGTTCCATAATGTTACTCCGTATGTCAGTTTCTTGATTGAAGAGATAATGGAACTCGACGATGAGGAAATGAACCTGTTGCTTGATGAGGAACTTCATGACAGGTTTGATGCTGAATACAAGATTGATGGCGTGGTGATAGAAGTCGATGAAGAAAGCGTCCGTGAACAACTGGGACGGCTTCCTAACGGAAATCCCGCCTATGCTATTGCGTTCAAGAAGGAAGAGTGGTGTGACGTGTACCAGACAAAGGTTATCAGTATAGAAAAGGGAATAGGGAAGACAGGTGTTCTGAACCCTGTAATCATCATCGAACCCGTTGAGATTAACGGAGCAACCGTATCCCGAGCCACAGCGTATAATGCAGCCTACCTGATTGACCAGCATATCTGTGAGGGAGCGTTCATCGAAGTAACACGTGGAGGAGACGTTATCCCTAAACACTTGAAGACGATTGAGTACAACGAGAATGCGTACACCGATATGATGGATGACCTTGTTATCTGTCCGTCCTGTGGTGAACCGCTGAAATGGAACGAAACGCACGTTGACCTTGTATGCTCAAATGAGTCGTGCAAGGAAAGAGTAATCTCTGGTATGGTGTATTTCTTCCGCACGATGGGTTGCGAACAGTTTGAAGAGCCTACGATACGTCGTTTGTATGGACACGGCTATAAGACGATAGACACAATTCTTGAGTCACACGTTGCGGAGTTCCAGAACCTGTTAGGGAAGTCAAAGGGGAAGACCGTTTCAAGTCAGATTGAAAAGGTTCTTGCCGGAGTACCGTTGGCTCGTTACCTAACAGCCATAAATGTATTTGACGGAAAGATTGCTGAGGCGACCTGCCAGAAAATTTTAGACGGCTTGGATGAGAGAGTAATCGAAAAATTAAGAAATTCTTATCGTGATGAGTTTACAGCGGAGTTTGCTGTCGCTCTAAAGCACGAATGTGAACTCATTCCGGGAATAGGTGAGGTGCTGGCTTTGACTTTCGTAAAGGGGTTAAAAACGTATATTTCGAGGGGAAAAGACAGAAGAGTCGTTATTACTTATGTACAGTCACCAAAGGTTGAGACTCCTGATGGGGTTGAACAAATGCACGTCTGTATGACAGGATTCCGGAATAAGGAACTTGAAAAGGCTCTTCAGGCTCAGGGACACGTGGTGTTGAACGGTGTAACCAAGGAATGTACAGTTCTCGTGGTAGCCGACATCAACTCGACCTCCTCTAAGATGAAGACCGCTAAACAAAGAGGAATTCGTATTGTAACAAGAGAAGATTTTGAAAATGAGATATTGTGATGGAATAGGACATATTTATTGCATATGCTGTCTGGCTAATGGGAAACTTTACATTGGTCAGACAGTGAAGTCGATTGAGAAACGATTCAAAGAACATAAACAGGCTGCGAAACGTGGAGTTCCTTACAGGCTTTATTCAGCCATGAGGAAGTACGGTGTTGAGAACTTTACGATTGAGGAAATTATTCAGGTATCGGCACCCAATAGACAGGCTCTGAAAGCAAAACTTTGTTACATTGAGGAGCGTCTAATTAAAAGGCTTCAAACTAAAGAATTTGGATGCAATTCAACGGATGGTGGGGATGGAGCGGTTGGAACTGTATGGACAGAAGAACGTCGTGCAAAAGCAAGGGAGGCTGCAAAGATTCACTTTGCTAAATATTGGGGACACAAACATTCTGAAGAATCAAGGAGAAAAATATCCGAATCAAATAAAGGAAGGCTTCCTTCAATGAAAGGTAAACATCTTTCAGAAGAAGCTAAACAAAAGATTTCTAAAGCAAATTCTGGTCATATTGGAGCATTTCGTGGGGAAACTCTTTCGAAAGAACATCGTAGAAAAATTAGTGAATCTAAGAAAGGGGTGAAGCGGAAAGAGTTTTCAGATGAATGGAAAAAGAAACTTTCAGAATCACATAAAGGAGAGAAAAATCATTTCTTTGGAAAGAAACATTCCGAGGAAACAAGAAAGAAAATGTCTGAAGCGAAAAGGAGGAATCGTTATGAGATATTGGTATAGAGACCATGATTGGTGGTACATTGGCTTTTCCTACGACCCTGCGCTGGTGGCTTCTGTAAAGAAGTTCGCTGGTGCGGGATATAATCCCCAAAACAGGGAGTGGTACATTCCGTTCTCACTTGTCACGGTGAACCCGTTGAAGAAGTGGTTAGAAGAGAACGGATTCAAAGAGGGAATGAACTACGTTCCCTCTCGTCGTGTGATTGATTATGAGGAACCCGAAGAGGTGATAACAGCCGAGGAAGTTGAGCAAGCCTGTAAGGAGATAGGAATGAAGCGAATTCCCCGTTCCTATCAGTGCGAGGGGGTTGCCTATATGATTAATCATGGGAACTGTATCAATGGAGATGACTGTGGGTTGGGTAAGACAGCCCAGACGATTATTATCATTGAACTACTCGGAGCGTTTCCGGCTCTGATAGTTACCCCAGCGTCCGTGAAGTACAACTGGAAGAAGGAATGGGCGAAGTGGATGCCTGACCGAAAAGTAGGTGTAATCGAAAGGAAACGAAAGTTCGACCCTGCCGTATGGGATAGCGATGTCGTGATTATCAATTACGATGTGCTCGGGGAACGTAACATGGAGAAGCCGACAGCGAAGTTCAAGGAACTACTCAAGAAGTATTGGGGAGCCTGTGCCTTGGACGAGATACACTTCTTGAAGTCGGAAAAGGCTCTTCGCACAAAGATGGCGAAGAAGATAACCAAGCGAATAGAACACGTATGGGGATTGACAGGTACGCTGACTCAGAATAAGCCAGCCGACCTTATACAGCCGTTCAAGATAATTAGACGGTTCGATGACATCTTCGGTGATACGCTGGAGTTCAAGTTTCGATACTGCAACGGGAAGCAAACCGCATACGGGTTCGACGACAGTGGGTTCAGTAACCTCGAGGAACTTCATGAACTGTTACGAATGGGCGGTTACATACGACGGAATAAGAGGGACGTTCTTGAGGAACTCCCACCGCTGGTAGAGCAAACAGTTGACGTTCCTATTGTGAACCTCAAAGAGTACAGGCGAGCCGAGTCAGACCTGTTAGCGTATCTCGAGAAGATAGATATCGAGAAGGCAAACAATGCCGTGAACGCTCCTCACCTTGTAATGATTAACACGTTGAAATCCCTGTCGGTGAAAGGGAAGTTGCCGTTCATGCAATCGTATATCAAGGATTGGTTAGAGGCGAATGAAGACGAACAGTTAGTGGTCTTTGGTGTACACCGTGAACCGCTCCAGGAACTGGCGAAATACTTTAAGGCTCCGATAATACAGGGTGGGGTCTCTGCTGATAAGAAGCAACAAATCGTGAACGAGTTTTCACAGAGGAAACATCGGTTACTCTTTGCGAACATTCAGTCGGCTGGTACAGGTACAGACGGTCTTCAGGACAACTGCTCGAACCTCTTCTACATTGAACTGCCTGACAAGTCAACCGACCTGGAACAAACGAACAGTCGTCTTGAGCGAATGGGGCAAAAGAATAGTATAAATATCACCTACCTATTATCACCCGACACGATAGACGTTGAAATGAGAGAAACCGTTAAGGATAAGAGCCTTATAACAGGGGTGGTGAACAGGGGGCAAAGCGAGAATGAACTATTGGCAAGGAAATTCTTACAAAAACATCTGAAATGACGGAAACTCGAGCCATCGGGAGACGTTATGTAATTATCAAATAATTTAGTGATAACAATGGACAAAATTCAATTCAAAGCAAAGTTCTTCGGTACGAAAGAACGTAAAGGACAAATCAAGAAACAGGCAGAATTCGTTATGGCTGTCAGTGAAGACAAAGTTGAGGATGCTCTCCGGTTACAGGGGTGGCAAACCATACACGGCTTAAAGATAAGAAAGGTTGAGTGATATGGTTCCAAAAGAGAGAATTAACATAACAATATTCACCGACGGAAGTTGTAACGCAAAGAGCGACCGAAAATTAGGTGGGTTCGGGGTGTACATTCCTTATGGAAATCAGGAGATACACCTGAGAAGAGGCTTTTGGAACACGACGAACTCCCGTATGGAGATGAAAGCGTTGCTGGCAGCAATACAGATGATAGACCCAGACGTCTATACAAAGGTTCATGTCGTAGCCGACAGCGAGTTCGTGGTAAATGCCTTCAAGAAGTCCCTACTTTCACAATGGCGAGCCAACGGGTGGTGGGGAGTTAAGAATCCTGAACTTTGGAAAGAAATCCTGAAAGAAATTGAAAGCCGTCGAAAGATGGTGTTCGGTATATCACACATCAACGGACACGGGAAAGACCTGTCCGACCCGTTGGTTTACGGTAATGCCTGTGCGGACGCTTTGGCGAATTATAAGACGCAAGACAGTTACGTTCAGGATAGACCGCTTGAGGGGTTCAGTTGGTTCCACCATGATGGTTCTGACGCTGTTTTCCCTGAAAAGACTGAGATGTTTGAACAACTGAATAAGATGGGAGACGTGAACATTATAGGCGATTGCTTCTACGCAAATGAAGAAGAGTTGTTTGAACGGGTGAATGGAACATACCTGTTTGAGCCGTATTATAATGGGCAATTGGACATCGATTATAAAGTAGAAAAGATTTAGTATATATGGCGAAATTAGATGAGTATAAACAAGCGATAGTTGACGAATACCAAAGTACGAACAGGAACATTTTCGTCAGTGCAACGGCAGGGAGTGGAAAGACATTCACTCTCTGTAAGTTAGCGGAGATAACTCCTCCTATAAAGAGTTCAATATTCTTGGCGTTCAATAAGTCAATCGCAGAGGAGTTGGGTCAGCGACTCCCAAGAACCGTAAAGGCTTCCACCCTACATTCGTGTGCGCTGTCAAGCCTGTGTAAAGCGTTCAGTCTGAATTTTGCGTTGTCGGATTCAAAGAACTTCAATCTGGCAAAAGAGAAGATGAACTTCAAAGGGGTTCACTCGAAGCGTATTCCGGGAATGATAATGAAGATATGCAGGCTCTACGACCTCATGCGTTTTAACCTCGTACAAGACGATGTAGAGGCAATAATATCATTGGGTGAGAGGTACGGTGAAGAGGCTGACGAAAATCTCGCTAAGAGAGCAATAGAACTCCGTATGCTCAATAAAAAGATTGCTGATAATTACTTCCTAAAAGGTGGGTCGGGGAAACTTCCTATGGACTTCACTGATATGTTATACTATGCGACTCAATACGTTCATCGGGATGACTTCAAACAGTACAATGTCGTTATGCTTGACGAGTGTCAGGATATCAGCCCATTACAGTTTGAGGTCGTGAAGATGTGTAAGACACCACGAGGTCGCCTGATAGCGGTGGGGGATGAAAAGCAATCAATCTATTCATTTATGGGGAGTAATCTTGACTCGTTACAGGCTATCAAGAACGCTCCTAATACAGTGACGCTGCCTCTGTCAATGACATATCGTTGTGCCCAGGATATAGTTGCCGAAGCCTGTAAAGTGTTCCCAGATGGTATAGTGGCTGCTCCTGGAGCGGTTAAAGGGTTCGTTGGGGATGGTACATTCAAAGACGCTCAGGAAGGGGATTTTATTCTGTGCCGGAATAACGCTCCGTTGGTTGACGCTTTCATTACCCTGTTACGGCAGGGGAAGAAGTGCACAATTCTTGGGAAGGAATTCGGTGATGAACTTGTATCGCTTATAGACAGCGTCGAGGACGTATGGGGGCTCGAACAGGTTCTTGAGAATATGATAAGCAAGTTACAAAAGAAGGGAGTTAAGAGTCCAACCAAGTGCGAGGCATACGACAAGTTGAATGAGAAAGTGAATGTTTTGTTGAGTCTGTACGAATATTTCGGTGATTTGGAAACCGTTCGCTCCCGGATTTACGATATATTTGTAGAGAACGCCAGTCGTGATATCACGCTGTCGACCATTCACAAAAGTAAGGGGTTGGAAGCGGATAGAATATTCTTTCTTCAGCCGGAACTCCTACCAAGTAAGTATGCGACAACTGAACTGGCTTTATATGCTGAAAAGTGTCTCCAATTCGTGGCTATAACACGTGCGAGAAAGAGTTTAATATATTGTTAAATAATTTGAATTATGGAAGAAGTAAAGAAACAGACCCCAATCGACCTGTATCTGATGGTTCCTCATCAAGTGTACGAGGGTGGTAAACAGTCAGTGAAAGTCTGCCTGTTGGCGTGCAAGAAGATTAAGGCTTTCGCAGGATTTCTACCTACGAAAGAAATTCTTGAAACTCATTTTCAGGCTGAACGGGTTCGCATTGAAATGGCGAAGCAGGAATCCGGGAATGAGAACACGTACCGACCTCAACCCTTGTATCTTGAAGTAGAAAGTAGTATATTTGCGTCTATTGTTTCGGAAGCCAGAGCGAAAGACAAAGCGTTGGGAACCCCTGACGTGCTCGCTTTGACGCTGGGTTCATCGATGCCGTGCTGCATTATAGCAGAACGCAAGGAAGAACCCGCACTGAAGCCCAAAACAGTTCGTAAAAAGAGAACCAAGAAAATTGAAGAGAAACATGATTGAAAAGGACAGTCGACCAGTGGTCGGGGAATACGTGTTTTTGAGCAAGTATTCCCAAACCCATGATGGGAAAAAGGAAACATGGCAGGAAGCCGTGAACAGAGTAATGGATATGCACTTGAAACGCTATTCCGGTATGGTGAAGCCTGAAGATGAGGCTGAGTTCAGTAAGATGTTTGCTTACGCATACAGCCTGTATTCCGAGCAACGTGTATTGGGAGCCCAGCGTGCGTTACAGTATGGTGGAGAATTGATGTTAGAGAAGCACGCTCGCTTCTATAACTGTTCTTCTACCTACGTTGACCGTGTACGGGTATTCGAGGAAATCATGTATCTGTTGCTCTGTGGTGCTGGGACAGGTTACAGCGTTCAGCACGTTCACACGGATAGACTTCCTGTGCCCAAAGGATTTGATAATTCAAAACAGGCTGAGAAATTCGTGATACCTGATACGATTGAGGGGTGGGCAGAGGCTGTCGGTAAGATGATGACCGCTTACTATTATGGTGGTGCGGACATTGAGTTTGACTATTCAGCAATCCGCCCGAAAGGTGCATACATCAGAGGGGGATTCAAGGCTTCTGGACCCGAACCGTTGCGTCAGGCGATAGAGAAGTGCTACCACATCATTACCCGTATCAAAGGACGGAAATTGAGACCGTTTGAACTTCACTATCTTATCTGTATCTGTGCGAACAGCGTGGTGACAGGGGGTGTGCGTCGTTCAGCGATGATAAGTATCTTTGACGCTGACGATGCTGAAATGGCTGCGTGCAAAACAGGTAACTGGATAGCAACGATGCCGGAACTGTGCCGGAGTAACAATTCAGCAGCCATCCTACCTGATACACCGAAGGAAGTGTTTGACAGTATTTACGAGAATACCAAGTTGTATGGGGAGCCAGGATTTGTATTCATCGACTCTCCGTGGTTTGTATTCAACCCCTGTGGAGAGGTAGGTATGTTCCCGCAAATCAAAGACGAGAACGGTGATTATCATACGGGTTGGGGATTCTGTAATCTTGCGGAAATCAACGGTGGTAAGGTAAAGACAGTTGAGGATTTCTATGCTGCCTGTGAAGCAGCCTCCACTATCTGTACGTTGCAGGCTGGTTACACGAATTTCCGTGTGCTTGAGAAATGGTCACAGTTGATAGCCGAGCGGGACGCTCTTATCGGTGTGGGCATTACAGGTCTCTGTGAGAACCCTGCTATCCTGTTCGACCCAGAAGTACAGAAGCGTGGTGCTCAAATCGTTGTAGAAACCAACAAGAAGATTGCACGAATGATAGGTATCAACGAGGCTGCACGGTGTACAGTTGTGAAGCCGTCTGGGAACAGTTCACAACTCCTTGGAACCTTGTCAGGAATAACTGCCGGACACGCTCGTCACTACATTCGTCACATTCAGGCTGCGGATACTGAACAGGCTGTTCAAGAGTGGGAACGTGTCAATCCGGATATGGTGGAAGCGAGCGTTTGGGCTCCTGACCGTGAAAAGGTTATCGCTTTCCCTGTTACACTTCCCGAAGGAGCGTTGCTGAAACAGAACCTGACAGCAATTGAATTCCTGAAATATGTTCTCTTAACGAAACAGAACTGGATTGAGTACGGTACGAACCTGACTCATCCTTCTACACTTGACAATCCGAAACTTCGAATGAACGTGTCAAATACCTGTACAGTTCGCCCAGATGAATGGGATGAAGTACGGGAGTTCCTGTGGGAACATCGTGACCAGTTTGGTGGTATCAGCCTGTTATCATCATTCGGTGATTTGGATTATCCTCAAGCACCGTACACCGAAGTTCTTGACGAGGTTGAGTTGGCGGAACGCTACGGAGCAGGAGCAATTCTGTCGAGCGGTCTTATCGTTGATGCGAATGACGTGTTTAAAGACGTTTGGGAAGCCTGTAACGCAGCGATGGGGTTGGCTCCACAGTTACTTACAATCAACGACAAACAGATAGCCGACTTCGTTGTTGAAAATATCAAGGACGGACGTTTCCTTGTTGACATTGACGGTATCTGTTTCTCAGACGTGAACTGTGTCATTGACTACCTGAAACGACGTGTTGAAAGACGGTTGGATTGGGTGCGTCGCTTCAATTCATTTGCCGACAAGTATATGGAAAGCGACCGTCAGAAGACATCGTACTGTTTGAAGCACGTAAACGCATACCACAAGTGGCAAGCCATTTGTCGAATGAAGCCTGTTTCCTACGACAACATCGTATGGGAAGAACCGCTTAAACAGGCTGGCAGTGAAATTGCGACAGCCTGTGCCGGAGGTGCGTGCGAGATACCACAGCGACCGAAGAAATAAATCAAGAAATTGCCCAGTCTTCGGAACCTGACTCCGGGACTGGGCGTTTTTAAATAAAAATCGATTAAGTGTAATAAATATGAATGTAAAGATTTTATTCAACAAATCTGCTCAAGAGGCTCTTTTCGAAGGAATTGATGAACTCGCTAATGCAGTATCTTCTACTCTCGGTCCGAAGGGACATTCAGTAATCATTGACAAAGGGTATGGCATTCCTCACATCACGAAAGATGGTGTAACAGTTGCCCGTGCGTACGATACCGACGACCCGATGAAACGTATGGGAGCAACGCTCGTTAAGACTGTTGCGGCAAAGACCTGTGACGAGGCTGGTGACGGTACAACCACAGCCACAATCCTCACCCGTGCGCTCATTAAAGAGGGAATGAATGTTCTTCCTAATGTCAAGAATCCACAGCGTTTCAAGGAAGGAATGGAGGCTGCTCGTTCAGAAGCCGTTTCGTTCATCAAAGCGATGGCGAAGGAAATTGGTGAGGCAGAGTTCGACCGTGTAAATCAGATTGCCACTATCAGCGCAAACGGTGATGTGGAGGTTGGTTGTATCATTTCGGAGGCTATCGGAAAGGTAGGAAACGATGGAGTGATTACGGTTGAAGAAAGTAGCAAGGGAAATGAAACCACAGTCGAAGTGACCACAGGTTTTCAGTGGGAGAAAGGCTTGGTGAACCCGTACTTCGTTACAGACCCAGAGCGTATGGAATGCGTGCTTGATAAGCCGTATATTCTCATCTTCGGACAGAACATCAACTATCCCCAGGAAATCCTTCCTATCATTCAGACAGTTTATTCAGCGAAACGCAGCGTTCTTATCGTTGCTCCTAATGCGTCTAATGACGTTATCAAGTTTCTCGTGACAAACATTCAGCAGCAGAACGGGTTAAAAGCCTGTTTCGTAAAGGCTCCCGGATATGGTCAAATCCAGAAGGACATGATAGAGGACTTGTCTGTTAAGGTAGGTGCAAAGGTGGTAGGCGATGAGTTTGGACGTCCGCTTGACCAACTCGGTACAGACTGGCTGGGCGAGTGTGAACGCACAGTCGTTTCTACTAATCGTACAATCCTCGTAGGAGGTGTTGGTACGGAAGCCGATATAAATACCAGAGTAGAGGCTATTAAACATCTAATGGAGGAGAATACGAACTCTTACGACCAAGAGAAGTATCGTGAACGTATTTCGAAACTTACAGGGGGAGCAGCCGTCGTTTATGTAGGTGCGGACAGTGAGGTAGAGATGAAGGAAAGAAAAGACAGTGTTGACGATGCTATTGCCGCAACTCATTGCCGCAACTCGGGCAGCGTTGGAAGAGGGATACGTTCCCGGAGGCGGTACGGTTCAGTTGAGAGCGTCAGACCACCTACGCAATATGCCTTCACTTCATGAAGAACATCCTGACTTCATTATCGGTTGGAATGTAGTTGCTCAAGCGTTGATGGCTCCGTTCAATCAGTTGTGTGAGAATGCTGCTGTGAACGCAACCCGTATTGAAGTTGACCTGACAAACAACGACGACCCGATGTGGTGGAAAGGCTTCAACCCTGTTACCGAGAAGATAGAAGATATGTTTGAGGCAGGAATCATTGACCCTGCGAAAGTGTCAAGAGTGTCCCTGGAAAACTCTGTTTCAGTCGCTATTCAGTTCTTGAATACGTCTTGTGCTATGTCCGCAAATGATGAACCAAATAAAAAGTAAATGCCATGAGTCAGAAACAAATCCGAAGAGGGGACATTGTACGCATCCGCCATAATAACAGCGGTCATCAATTCAAAGAAAACACTTTGTGCGTCGTACTGGATACATATCCGAAACGAGCCGAATTCCCCGACAGGGTCAAATGTGCAACCCGAACCGAGTGGTGGTACGTTGATATTAAAGACATCACGCTGTTCTCGCGAAACAAGAACGAGGATGACGATTATTAATCATTAAATAAAGACGATTATGTTTTTCGAAGTAAGAACAAAACGGTTGACAGTCACCGAGCGCAATGCGTATAAGACCGTCAAGGAACTGTGGTTGTTCCAAGTTGAAAGTTACACCGAAGCCGAGGCTCGTGTGACGGAGTTCATGAACAAACAATTCAAGGGAGAGGACTTCTCTATTCCTAAGATTCAACCGTCAAAGATACAGCGTGTTGAAAAGACAGACGGCTGTGCTGATGAAGACCCGTTCTACAAAGTTAAGATTGAACTTCTCAGCGAGAACGACAAGGGTAAAGTGGTGAAAGAACCGTTCTTCATTTTGGTTCGTGCTGAAAATCCTGAGGCTGCTATTGAGGTTGGTAATGGTGTGGGCGATGAAGAAGCACCGTCTTCTGAAACTGTTTCCGCTACGAAAACCAAGTTCACAGGGGTTGTCGTAATGACCGCTCCGAAGAAAGAACCAGCGAAACCAAAAGCAGAGGCTCCTAAGGAAGAGGAACAACCGAAGACTCCTGCTAAGGCAGCGAAGTCGAAAAAGAAGTAACATTCAGTAACAATCAAGAGTGGCTGGGAAACCAGCCACTTTCATATTTAGGAAGATAATGGCAGAAAAGAAACAACCCATCCCGAAACGTGTAATTACGGAAGCCGACGTTGACCGTATCATGAGAACGGCTCCTGATTACATTACGGAAGCATCGGACGAGGTGAAGGACTTGTTTGTCGCTGCTGAATGGGCAAAAGAGGAACGAGACCTGTCTCCTAAAAGATATTTCGACCTCGTGCTAAACGAGGGTACAGAGGAAGAGAAAACAATCAATATAGACTTCCAGCAGACGGTGAATGTGGGGGCAGTTGTCAAGACGCACGGTGGGGACATTACGGCTGTTCGTTCAGCCAACGCCAAGCGTCTTCAATACTTACAGTTAGACCGAGCCTACCAACGAGCCGTGTTGGAACTGAATAAAGCCATGGGAGTCCGTTCCCGGAAGCCTCGTAACATTGTCGACTATACAGGCACGATAATGGAACTCTTTGGGAAGTTTTATACCGTTACCGATGTCGCCAAGGTTATGGCGAAGGAATACAAGATTAAGGTTCCGGAGGAAGAACTGAAGAAGTTCTATATTGAGAACCGAGACTTGATTACCAGACGTCGAGCCGAGTACGTGTTACAGAATAAGGACTTTCGTATAGCAACAGAAACAGGTCGTCTTGAAGTCCTTAATCAAATGTTGGTAGAGGTTGAAATCAAGAACAGAGCAGCAGGGGGAAGTAACGTCGATTACTGTAACCTTATACTCCGTATCATTGAACAGGCTCGCAAGGAAGTTAAGGGGAACGAAATTAAGATGACCGTTGATGGTCGTATTGATATCAATGCCACACTTCACGCTGAGACCAACGTAATGACGGTCATGAAGCAAATGTCTATCAATGCGTTGGTAGTGGGTTTGACGGCTGCAAAGGTTGGGTTGAATCCAACCGTGTTGATATCACAGTTGGCGTCCTCATGGTATGCGAAGTTCAACGGGTTCAATGGTAACTTGATGGACGGTGAACAGGTACAGTTGCCGTCAGCACTGATTAAGCAGTACGACTGGGACCAGATAGAGCGTTCCTCTAAAGAGTTTGTTCAGGAGTTTACCCCTATCACGGAAATCATTGATGAGAAGGAACCTGAGAAGCAAACCACAGCCGAAACAACTCGTAAGAATATGCTCCTACGATTGAAGTCAATGAAGGCAGCGAAGGCACAGGAAGACAACCGTGCCAACCCTGTTACACCTGACGACAAGGATATGAGCCTCAAGGAGAATGGTATGGTATTGGCTCCGGAGCCTGATGAACCCGAAGAGCCGAAAGGTGAGTTCGAAATAGACTACAATCTTAACAAGCATTACAAGCAGAAGAAGAATATGCGTGTAAAGGGTGCGATAGGAGAGTCTATTGCTCGTCACAAGGCACAAAAAGAAGAGGGTGAGGTAAATGTAAATAAAGCGGAAGCAGAAGCCGCAGCGAGACGTGAAAGACGGAAAGCACGTCGCGAAGCAAAGAAGAAAGGAAATCAAGAATGAAAATAGTTTATAACACATGGTTCCCGTTTGGGAGTTATCATACGTTGAACTTCTTCGGAATACTGTTTACCAAGCGTAAACAGTTACCGGAGTCAACAATCACGCACGAGTCGATACACACGGCTCAAATGAAGGAGATGCTCTGGGTGTTCTTCTACCTGTGGTATGGGGTTGAGTACCTACTCATCAGGCTGTTCCACAAGAAACAGAACTGTGCATATCACGACATCAGTCTTGAGGAAGAGGCTCACAATAATGATGAGAATCCTGACTATCTTAAGACCCGTAAACACTATGCGTGGTGGAAATACATAAGGCTTCGAAGCAATCATAAATAAATTTCGTTTAACAATTTAATTTCAAAGATTATGCAAAAAGACTTTTTGACAATCACCCCAGACTCTGGGAGGGGGTCACAGGCAGTGGCCGTAAAAGCATCGCCAAACACGGGTAATGCTCGCTCTACCACGATAACCATTTCGGGGGGGTATCACTCGAACCATTGATGTGAGTCAGGCTCAAGGACGTTTTACAGCGTCTAAAACAGGTTCTATTCAGTTTGACAATTTGCTTTATGAACGGGTAACGTCAAGACTTTATTTAAGGCTGATAAATACAAACAACGAAAGCGAATATATCAGTTTGTGTGAAAGGCTGCAGATAATGAATTCAGGCGAGAAAAATACTGAACAGATATCTGGGGAAGTTCAATGGGAAGGGAGCCAGACGTTCACGACAAACAAATGCAACCTAATTATTTCATCTGGAAAGAATGAAAATATTGACATCACGTTAAATGGGAAGACCTTAGTCAAGGGAACATTTACTTCTCAACAAGAAGTTAGATTTTCAGCTATAACAATATCTCCAGGAGATACATTAAGAGTATCAGGAACAGTTCTATATTCGTAACAAGAAAGGGTGAGTCGAAAGACTCACCCTGTTTTGTTTACCTGTGTACAGGTCTTAAAGACCTGTCGGAGTAACATTGTAAGAACGAACCATCCATGCTTCCTTTTCCATGCTTTCAATCATGTCCTCGAGGAAGTTAAGAGTGGCGAGGTCATTCTCGGGGATTTGTTTGTGAATGTCTCTGATAGAGCGTATCAACTTATCCCAGTCGTCACGAATGATTTTCCACATGTCAAGAGCCTGTGGAACGGCTTCACCCATACCGAATTCTTTGATGTGGTTGTTTTGTAACATTGCTTCCATAGAACCCAGCGGACGTTTACCCAGAGCACGGATACGTTCAGCAACATCATCAACACGTTCAATTTCTTCTTCGTAGAGTTTCAGCATAGCCTCGTGATAGGAACCAAACGAGTCTCCTACGACATTCCAATGAAACTGCCAAGTCTTCAGCATAAGCGTGAAGTGGTCAGCAAGTAAACCATTCAGCAAGAGGGCACTACGTTCGAGTTCCTCTTCAGTTAAACCAGTCTTAATCATTTTCCTTTAATATTAAAGAGTTTATAAACAGTTATATAACGAGTATAAAGGTACAAAGAATAAAATCTTCAGGAAAATCTAAGAATATTCCGGATAAATCATTGGATATATCAAAAGAATGACTAACTTTGTTGCGTCAAACAATAAATCAACGGAATAATATGAAGACTTTAATAGAATTAAAACAGGCTGCTGAGAGTAAAGGTTTACGGTTCGAAGTAAACAAGTGGGACCCGACTATCAGACGTTGGGAAACCGATAAAGTTCCTAATCCTGACTTTATGAAAATAGAGATTGGTATTGAGTACCGTCCTAACATCTGGGCATGGTTTGACGGGTTCTGTAAGGAAGATGTCAAGGATGATGATTTAACCCTGTTCTTTCGGGAAACGTATAATTGCGTATGCGGTCGTCAGAATAAGACCTGGAAGAGAGGCTTTAAAGTTGAACGACAACTGTTTGGAAATAATAACTAATAACCAGAGGGAGTTCACGCTCCCTCACAAATAATTTCGTAGATATGAAAGATGAGCCAAGAAACAGAAGTGTGTGGGAACGTATGAAGATGGCGTTTCGTCTATTGTTTAGTGTTAAAGCGTTGGAGCCTGTTTATAAGGAAGGCTGGGAAGATGGTCGTAGAGGACTCTATGACGATTATAAGGTCATGAAGGAAACCATCGAGCCATTCGTGAAAAAAGGTTCATGACACGGCTTGGCACGGGGATAGTGCTATTACTATACCAGGAATGATTCCAACGGAACTGTATCGTATGCCGTTCCTTCCAGTTGAGGATTTCCTTGGTGCCGGAATAGTTGCTGGACATGATTGTCCTCCGCAACAAATTGGGTTGAGATATCAGGTATATAGACAGGATACGCTCGAGAAAGCGTTTCAGGCGGATAGACGGCTTGCGCATGATATCAATTATGGATATGTAGAAGCCTCTAAATGTCTTGCGAAGTTCCTGTTAGAAAATGGGTTTGTGAAACATCGTGTTATCGCTAATTCGGGAAGCCCATACCCGACATTCGTATTCTTCACGAATGTGATGAAACAGGTATAATCACGTTATAATAATGCGGTAAATCTGCCGTTGGATTGCACTTAAATATTGCGAGGTTGAGCCGGACTGGGAAGTTCGGCTCAATTTATTTTGAAGAATTCCCGAGGAAACTCTTTGATATCTCAATCTGAACCACTACATTTGTACAGTCAAATCAATAAAACAATGTAATATGGAATTCAAAGAACAATCCGTCCCGACTGGTATCTTGCTTAAAATACGTAAATTACAGGCTCTTGCCGAAAGAGGAGTAGGTGGTGAAGCCACGAACGCAAAAATCCTATTGTCTGCCTTGTGCGAGAAATACGGTATCGATGAGTCAAAACTTGATGAAGAAGAGAAACAGTGGTATGAGTTCGAGATGAGAACATCAGTCCAGAAACTGTTCTTACAGTTGTACGTCAGTATATATGGAACGACTGAACGCTATCTCAAGGAAGTTGAATTGTGGAAGAGAGGTCGTAAGAAGATAGTGAAATGTAAGTTCACCCGTGCTGAATATATTGAGTTTAGTCAGATGTGGGAATGGCACAGAAAGAACTATCTGGCTGAACGTAAACGCATGAGAGAACTGTTCCAGAGAGCCTACTACGATAAATTCAAGATGTATCCTTCGGAGACCTGTGATGAGTATGAAGCCCAGCGGTCAAAGAAGAAAGACAGTGACCTCACAATGGAAGATATATTAGCAATAAACATGATGGCAGCAGCCTGTAAGAACAAATCTTTTACAAAACAAATAGGAGAGGCAAACGACGACGAAGACGACGATTAATGATTTCCCCGAAAATAATCGGGGATTTCTTTTGATATGTCAATCTTTATACATATATTTGCTTCCGTAAATCAAACAAGTGTAATCATGAGAAAGAAAACATCACATCGCGAGAAGGACTTCGGTCTGGTTCAAAGAGCCTTATGTGGCGACCAGGATGCCTTTACAACGATATTCAAGAAGCACAATGTTATCCTCACTATTCAGATTGGTGAGATTATCAATGACAAAGATTTAACAGCCGACATCGTAATGGAAACTTTCGAAAAGGCTTTCGAGAGGTTGGAACGCTTTCAACCAGACTATCAATTGAGTGCGTGGTTAGTTCGTATCGGCAGGAACTGTGCGATAGACTATTGTCGTAAGAAGAACCGAGTGAATATCGTCAGTATTGATGAGGGGTTCGACGATACCGAAGATGACCGACCTACGTTACAAGTAATAGACGACAGCCGTACACCTGAAGAATCCTTGTCGTTCAATCAGCGAATAGAATATGTAAAGAGCGTCATGCAGAAGATGCCGTCAACATCAAGACGGGTTATTCAGATGCGGTTCTTTGATGACTTCACCTACGAAGAAATGGCTGATGAACTGGGGTTCACTCTTCAACAGGTCAAGAACGCTATGCATAGAGCGAAGCGAGACCTCATTGAACTTATAGAGTTGCAGGCATACGATGACGTCCTTCACAAATAAAAGAGGAGTTCGTCATAACGCTATACAGGTATGAGAATGACAAGTTATTTCAGGTCTCTTGTTAAGTCAGGGACATTGGACAGCAGTAAATCGTTTGCCTTGCTGCTGTCCGTAATTATAGGAGCCATCATTGGTTTAGTGGTGTGCTTCTGTCTTATTTGGGACGTCGTGACCAACGGGTACATCAAGACAAATCTGAACGAATTGGGAGTGTTCCTATTGTGTGCAGGTGGCTTCATGGTTGGTGGCGGGATAAACAAGGTATTTGGCGAAAAGTATTTTAAACATCAAAAACCAGAAAAGAATGAAAAAGAAGTTTAAAGCGAAAGTTTCAGGAATGTTTGACATCGTTCAGTTGGGAGATGATACATTCAGTGAGGTGGTAGATAAGTTGAAAGCCAACGACTACCATATTGACCAACAGTTCACGAACCGTGAAGAGTGTTACATCGAAGCCATAGGCGACAGCGGTACGAAGTCCGTATCCCTTGGGGATATGGTGTTCACGGACGAGACGGGAGAGTTATTTATCATGTCTGAGAAACGATTCAATGCAACGTATGAAGAAGTGGAAGAAGATTCAAAAATCCCTAATCAGGAAATGGCAGCAGACCCAGTGTGATTGGTTCGGTCATCAGCCTGTAACAGTCATAGAAGAACGCTGGCGTGGTAAACAGAACATTCTGAACCGTAAAGGAGGGAAGTCCGCGAAGGGAGGACACTATGTAACAGGTCATTATCAAAAGTGTCGTAGATGTGGTAAGAAATTGAGTAACTTTGAAAGATGTTGGTAATATGTTAAAGATGAAGTTTTGGTTCGAAGGGAACCAGTTACAGCCTGACTGCAACATTCACGGAGGCTGCAAGATAGGGAGTTCAGCCTGTCATGCCTGTCCTCACTGTGTACGGGTAAACAGCAAAGACCAGGAAGTTCTGTGTCTTGGCGATGGCTCAGAGTATAAAGAAGTCAAGTTGGAAGAGTTGAGGGTTGGCGACAGGTTCAAGACAGTGAAGAACGTGTACGGGACTCTCTATACAGTAAGGGAAATCAAGAACGGTAAAGTTATGGTGGACAGTGATGTTACGTCAATGTCAGTCATCAAGAACTTTGATAAGGTGTTCTTGCTTCCTGTAAGCGAAAGTAATTAGTAAACCGAATGAGATGTCAGCACCGAATAGGAAAGTTTCTTAGAACGACTGTTAGACGTCTCATTCCCTAAATTAAAAACGAAAGAAGATTATGAATAGTTATGAATATATCCCCGACTGGTGGATAAGTGGTTCAACCCAAACAAAGTAAAGGTCATGGAAAAGGAAAAGACTCATGCAGTAATAGATACTTCGATAGGCTGTTCGCCTGACGAATATTATCGCTTCTACGGAACGCTCGAGGAATGTCAAGCGTATATCAAGGAACACGAGAATGAACCTAACTTGGGAATAATACCATGATACACTTCGCTCAGAACAATGACATCATCATTGGTGTGGACTTTGGTTACGGTAACGATATCGCAGTAAAGACCACAGCAAAGGTTCACGAGGATGGCAGGTTGGAAATACTGTCATCGGAACGGATAGGAAGAACTCGTGACATTAAACAAGAACATCGGGATAGAATAATAGAAGAACTTAAACAATTCGGAAAGGAAATATGAGAAGGAATATCCATGTAATGTACAAGAATTTCAGAGGCATAGTGCTGACGAAAACCCTGTTGGGGTTCGAGGGAAGACTGAACCCTGCTCAACTCAAAGAAGAACTTGAGGCGAAGAATGTTGAATGTTCATTGGTTGTGGGCTGGAGCCTGTACGAGCCTGATGAGGCTATTGAACTCACACCATCACAGGCTATGGACTTCCACGAATGTCTTGAAGAATTGAGCGAGGTTGATATCCGTTTCAATGTGAACGGACATTCAATTGAGAACGGTTCTATACGGCTGTCGTATAACATCTATGAGCATAGCATCATGGTCACACGGGTGTGGCTCAATGGAAAGGAGACAAAGGAATTGGTTGACACCATTCAGCAATGGTTAGATAACAATCAAGATTTTATAAAGTAGATTATGGAAGCATTTAAAGTAAGACTCATTCAGGAGTATAATGAACTGAATGAACGGATTGGGAAGTTAAGCAACTTCCTCAAAAATCCTAACGGAGTAGAACTCTCAGAGAAGATGATGGCTGTCATGGGTGGGCAGCAAGTGGCCATGGAAGAGTATAGCCGTAAACTTTGGGAGCGAATGGAGATGTTAGGTATCACGTCAGAAGATGTGATGAATCCTAATTACACGGGTCAGAATATGTCCTTCGGTGAGGCATTACAGGCTCTGGAGGCTGGTAAGTGTGTTGCTCGTAAGGGGTGGATAACTACCTGTTTCGTGGTAAAGCAAATCGACAGTGACATTCCGGCTGAGGTTGTTCCTAAGATGCAGTCGCTCCCCCAGCATGCAAAGAACTTGCTGAATGCGTTTGGCGTGGGGAGTATCAGTTACCGTTCACAATGTTTGTTGGTAGAACAGGCTGGGGATGGTAACGGTGCAACGAACTACGTTCCGGACTGGGTTGATATGTTTGCAAAGGATTGGTTCGTATTAGGAGGTGAGTGATGATAGTGCTTCTCATTATATTGTGCGTATTGCTGACGGCTGTTATCGTGCTGTCGGTATGGGGATACACGTTGCTCAGTAAGAAAATTGATTACGTGTACGGAAATCAATCCATATTGTATCAGAAGATATTAGAGGCTGAGATACCTGTGTTATGCTCGTATCTTGGAGTGCTCGAAACGGCTCGTCGTGAAGCGTTGGCTGATGAACGGTATGAAGATGTGCAAAGGTTGATTGAGACTATCCGATATAATACAGGGACGTTGGAGCAGTTGAGGCGGGAGTACAGTATGATGCGGAAGGATAGTCAGTCGACTCGATAGATTCAGGGAGCGGTGTTCGATATTCGACATCGGGTTCTGGATTATGTATGGGGGATGTGATGAGTCACGGGTGATGGCTTGTTACATCCCTCTGGACGTCTCGAACAGGGACGTCCACCATCAACATGGTATAATGCTGAGTCTCATAATCTTTAGCCTCTATTAGATAGGTATATGAGAGGTGATGACTTTGGTGATGTCCCGTACCTACCAAATAAAAGAATAGAGGGTGATAATCACTGATGGGTATAGAGCCTCCCTATATAGGTCTATATGGTATATGTAGTATGGTGGGTGTAGGAGGTGAGGGGTATGGCTGAGGCTGGGTGTTATTGGGGTGTGGTATGGGTTGGTCAATGGAGGTTCAGGGTATTTCGAATCCGGACTGCAACACTCTCCTGCGCCAGAATCCTGCGCGACTCAACCCCGAAGAACCGTGTCCGATGACTGTTCCTACTCCACACCCAGGACTCCGTGGCTGTCATTTGGGACGATATCGTATGCCTCACTATCCGTTATCACGAGACTGACACGCTGGCGTCGAAAACAGCCTGTAAATCACCCTAAAAACCTCTCCACCAAGACACGGATATTTGGTTGCATCTACTCCGGGAAATTCGGTACAGAAGTAACAGCGTCTGTCATGGGGAGTTGTCATCACCCTAACATGGTCACCCCACAGCGAGTTATGGGCGAAATGACTGTTTCGAAAAGTTAAATCTTGAAGAAAATCTGAAGAAAATTCCGAATGACTCAGCAATGAACCATCCGGAATGACTATATTTGTACTGTCAATCAATAAAGAAGTAAACAGTATGAAAACAATTAGTCAAATCCAACAAGAGGTTCTCGCCACGGCTCAAGTGACACTTGACGAACTTCAAGCCTCTATCGAAAAGTTTTGGGAACAGGGTTGGGAACGTAACGAGGAAGCGAAAAGAACCTGTCAGTCTTCTAAATGGTACGCTAACAATATCTCAAGAGTCATTCGTGATTATGCTTCTTATAAAAACCTGTACGAGAAAATCCTGTCAGGCGAATATGTAAGCCAACATCAATCTCGCGAGGACACTGTGGCTGAGGCTACGAAACAACTCGAAAAGAATGAAGAGTCCTTCCCTCGCTCACTCAATCACATCTACCAAACCGCTGTCCGTCGTACCTATTACAGTCTATGCGGTTACACTCATGAGGACGAAATGGTACACACTCCTGGAGTACGTTACGACCGCCAGCCGGAATACATTCGTAATAAGGAAATACAGGCTTCAGGAGTTCTGAGCATACACTTCTACTGCGAGTCTCGTGAGAAGTTCTACGCAAAGCGTGACCAAGAGGTACGGCTCACAATCGAACAGGCTACTGCGAAACTGAAATTACAGGTAGAGAAGAAACTCACTCCTATAAAGGACAAGATACAATCGTTCGACCTCATCTCTTTTAGAGGTCAGCAGGGAAACTATGTAGGCGAGTGGGTGATACGTACTGAAGACGCTCGTTACATCTTCAAAACGAGTTGTATCCTGGCTGGTGGCTATAATATACAATGCCTTCACGCTCGCTATATAGCCAATCTTAAACAGGTGAAGAAATAAATCTTGAGGATATCCCGGAAATTCTTCCGGGATTTCTTTGATATGTCGATAGAACCCAGTACATTTGCTCAGTCAATTAAATCAAAGGAGGAAACAAACTATGTTACAGAAAGGTTCAGAACAGTATAAACAGGCTCAGAAGTTAGCGAATGAAATCAAGGATATGGCGGGAACAGACCGCTGGAATAACAACTCCTATTTCGACATCGCATTCAATGCCCTCGGACAGTTCATCAGTAAAGTACAGGTGACAGACGGCTTCGCTGCTAAGATAGCCGAAACAGTCGACAAGACGATGAACCCCTACGGAAAGAAAGTTGCGTTCATCAGTGACAAGCAATCATGGATATTGGCTGTTGCAGCCGTTGAAAATAATATAACACTATAATCATCATGGAAAGAATAATTTGGACAGTATTTGAGTTCTTCTGGGGACGCTTCGGAAGAAAGAAGTTAGTAAAGAAGTACAGGGTATGGTGGCAGCGGTTTTGGATAGCCGTGTTCGTTTTTCTATTCCTGTGGGGAATGAAGATATTCCTTGAGTGGTGGGACGGTGTGGTTCGTTTCCTGAACTATGTGATATGGGGATAACAGTACAAATCAATAAATAAGAAATATGGGAAAGATATACGACAGGCTCCAGGAGCAATTACAGGTAGAGGAGCACAGAGAGAATGCTGAGGACTGTATTAAGATATACAATAAACTCAAAGAAATGAATGACGGAAGCGTGTGGAGTTCTGATTGGCAAGTCCTTACCACTATCGGTGGATGGATAGGTGAACGCCCACACGCTCAAATGGCTTACAAGCCAAGCAAGGTTGGATATGTATTCTTAAATGGAATCAGAGATGAGAACACTAACAGTTGAGAAAATCGGTGAGACCGAAAAGGCTGTTCAGTATCGTGTGACGTTCTGGATAGTTGAGAACCCCGGACACCCTGTGTGCTGGGAAGGGAAGGAGTATTACTTTGGGAGGTGGCTGCCGAAGCGTGTGGTCACTCCTATTGATGACACTCATATAGGTATTCCGAAGAAGTTCCTTGAGGAGACCATTGAACTACTGGCAAAAGGACATCCGTTCAGGGAAGTTCGCTATAATGCTCAGTTCAAACAGGAGACTCTACAATGGACTAAACCGACGAAACCAGAAAAATCTTGAAAATTCTTTGAAGATTTCCGGATAATTTCTTTGCTGATTCAATAGAAAGCACTATCTTTGTAATGTTAAATTAAATCAACAATGTTAAACAAATTAAAAATTAGAATTATGAAGACAACTGTAAACAACATCGCTTCCGAGAATGTAACTTCTTTCGTAATTAACGAAGATATGCTTAACGAAAAGAAGGCAATGAAGTACATCGGCAAACCTAACATGGTCGCTGCTATCAATGACATCTGTGCTGCTATCAAAGGTCTTAACAGCCTGTTCTCACCTCAGGAGTACACCGAAGCCAACAGCAAGAAAGAACTGTTCGACGCTTATCACCGCTTCTACATCATCTATACTGACCTCCGCGACGCTGCTATTGAGGTTCGTCACCGTGAAGAAGAAAAGAAAGAACGTGAAGAACGTCGTCGTCAGGCTGAAATCGCAAAGAATACCGCTGAACTTATTAAGCCAGCCCAGCCGTTAAAGAGCGAAGAGGAGGTTAAAGAAGCCTCTAAAGCCAATAAGAAGGCAAAGGCTGACAAGGCTCCCAAACAGGAAAAGAAAGCCTCTGTAGAGGGTGAAAAGAAGTCCGCTCCCCGTGTTGGTGACGCTGAGGCTCGCCTCTCTACCTACTCCGCTGAACTTGCTGAGAAAGAGGCTTTGGTTGCTAATGCTGAGGAGTTCGCTAAACTGTCAAAGGAAGACGCCAAGGCTATCCGCCACCGTATTGCTTCTCTCAAGCGTAAAATCGAGCGTGCTAACAAGGCTCTGGGAACTAAATAAGGCTCAGTCATGAAAGAAATCCTGACATTCGTAGTGCTTCTGATACTGGGAGCACTACGTTATTTCGAATATAGACATCGAGAATGATTAATCCAATATATCATGAGCAGACTAATCACCATAGAGGATGGGTACGAAATACGCTTGGGTCAGAAGAACCCATCTTGTTACCCGTGTTGCTTCGAGGGGTCGGTCTGCGCTTGTCGCAGCGACCTTTGCATAAAGCATCGAGACAACTATCAGAGAGCATGGAAAACTCCCGCAGGGAGAAGGTATTTATCTCAGACGAGTGAAGCCATGAACGAAGAGGACACTTCCCTATATGGTAAGAACCGTGAAGGAAAGGTTGCGCTCTGTGAAACCTGTGCTTATGACGGTTACTGTCGAGACAAGATACGATATTATAGATGTAGAAACTATATAAAAATCAAAGACGATTATGACAAGAATGAAAGGAATGTTGCTGGCGACCGCTCTGATGATTGCGGCAGCACAATCAAATGACCCATTCAGAACTCCTCGACGCAATACAGGGGTTCGACGTGATGACAACCAACGGAAGCCGAAACCCGTTGTTCGTGAGTTGAGGGAGTTCACTCTCCTCGGAGATGGTCAAACGTATTGCACAGCCGACTTGCGTGCCTTACCTACGTGGCAAGACCCAGGAGGTGATGGTACGGTTTACCCCTGTGGAGATGATTGTCCGTTTATGAAACAGTTTATAAATGAAGATAAAGATGAAGACATTGAAACCAATCATTCAGACGGAAGAGCCTGACAAGTATGGGCGAACCGTGAAAGTAGGAATCACCGACGGAACGACGGCATCGTTCTTTCAGGTGATGTCCATGGGAGAGGTGAGAAACCTCCGTGACGAGTTGACGAAGTTCCTAAACCACTCAGGAGCCGGAACCCCTGTGTTCGACTTCAAGAGTTTCGAAGGAATGCGCGACAGGGTAAAGGTCGGGGATACTGTTCGGGTACGTTTCGAAGAGTTTGGTATGCCTGACAAACATATTCCCGGACGGATGGTACTTCCTAAAAGAGCCTATCGTGTAATAAAGATAGACGAAAGAATAGGACAGCACCTGTCCGGGAAGGACTTGGAAGAGGGGAAGGTCAGAAAGTTTCACATCGAACAAATCATTGAAGTCCTATGAGAGTGAATAAAGCCATGCTGATGATACGGTTGGTCAACCGTATCACGGCTGAAAGAGATTATTGGAAAGAAAAGGTTGAGGCTCAACTCGAAGGAAAGCCGTTTGTCGAGAATGAACGATACGAGCGTCGTAAGCATAAAATCACCCGTATAAGCCGACCCCAGTAGCCTGTTTGGAAAAATTTTGACGAATTTATCGGGAAACTCTTTGGAATGTCAAATAATGCCACTATATTTGTTCCGTCAAACAATTTAAATCATTTAGTTATGGGACAGAAATCAGTTTACAACATCATCACCGCCCAACAAATAAATGGGGTCTGGAGTATCGCTGACGTGGCGTTTTCAATTACTTCGCTTAGAAAAGCGCAAATGCAAATGCAAACAATTATTGACCTCACTGAAAGAGGTGAATGGTTTGTAGGGAGCGAAAATCATTACGAGATAATCGCTAATGATTATCCTCCTATACTTGAACAGCCTCGTTTCGTGTGGGACATCATGATTAAATGCGTTGAGACAGGGACGCTCGTACTGTATCGCATGATAGAGTCTCCGCTGAATAGTATGTACATTTCAAAATAATCCCGATATGGAAATCAATCAGAATAATAAGCCAGTGACCGTTACGTTCAGTGACGGCACTGTCAAACAAGTAATCTACGACTCAATAGAGTTTCTTGAGGGAGGGAATGTATCCCTTCGCGGACACTTATCAGACCTTCCCACTGAAACGGTCGTAGAGACGCCAAAAGAGGCTCCTATCACCCCACAACTACCACCCGAAAGACCTTATATGCGCAGGTACACGTTCCGAAGCGGTCTTGTGCGCTTCCTACACGAAGGACGTATGCGTACTGCTGCCGTCACTCACTGTACGGATAAGGCTTGGCGAGTGATGAATAAAGAGTTGGGAGTAGCGTGGTTGCCGAAGAATGTCATCAGGTGGAGCGAAATCGCTCAGCAGTTCTGCGTCATCGATGAGACGTATGAGTTGGACTTCACGTTTGATGTTAAGCAGGGTATGGATGAATATCCGTCCTTATTCGACCCTGAGGATTTAGTTGTAAACGAACTCGATTAATAGAAAGGAAAATAGATTATGATGGTGAATATGAACGGTCTGTCCTACGGGACATGGAGAAACATTCAGAAGGCGATTGAGCAATTTGACTCGCCTGTTAAGTCATCAGGAAACTACCTGTTAAAACTTCAGGAAGTATTCACTCCCGGACATACTCGTCAGATACACGTCCTTCCGAAACTTGGAGAAGGCTCACTTGGCGACGCTGCTGAGTATCAACGTGTGTCTGACAAATACTGTTGGGAGATTATAGTGGCTGACGATACAAGGTTTGGTCGTCATGTGAGTGTCTGTTCCTATTTCACCGAACCAGCGTTCAAGGTCTTTGCTGACACGCTTGGATGGAATGAACAACATCGTGAGCAGTACAGGCTGTCAACGGATATTGAGAAGGAGAAGAAATTACAAGAACAGTTCGCTCTGGAAGTCCTTGAGACAATCTGGGGTGAATATGGTCACACTATAAAAAGAATACCATCATGAGAAGATGTCGGAAATGTATGTGCGTGAATGAAGCAGCCTGTCGAGCGTGTCGTTCGTATTACAGGGGAAGAGTGAAGAACGCTCTTATCATTGCCTTTGTGATGTGCGTGGGTGCGATGTTGTTAGGCTGTATCTTGGCTCTTCTCATGATAGGAGTTTTTTTCTATTATTATAAACCAAAATGAGAAGTTATGCTGGAAACAGAAACAATCTATCCAGGCGGAAATCTGCCTAAACAGAAGTATCTCAAAAGAATGTGGCGTGGGCTTGCGGTTCTTTTGCTGTCAATTCTAATCATTCTTGTGATACGGTCGTGTGGTACGACAGAACCCGTACCGTCCCAGCCAGCGTTTGGCTGTGAGTACGCTGAAGAACAGGCTGTGGAGCCTGTACCTGAAACGCTCTTTGACGAGGTGTATGATTATATCTTTAAGTTAAGGATTGACCATCCGGACATCGTCATGGCACAATGTATTGAGGAGTCCGGAGGCTTCACTTCTAAACTGTTTGTAGAGGGACACAACTGTCTGGGAATGAAAGTTCCCGGAAGCCGTCCCACTCTGGCTGTCGGAACTATGTTAGGTCATGCCCGTTTCAACTCGTGGCGGGAGTGTATAGCCGACTATGCTATATGGCAGAGTACATTTGCCCGACGGCTCACAAAGGACGAATATTTCGCCTATTTAGACAAAGTTTATGCGGAGAAGAAGGGATATAGCAGTCGTCTTAAAGCGATAATTCAGTCTCGAGGACTGTAACCTGACTCCGGAGAAATCACGTATCTTTAACATCAACAAATAATTTCGTATGGAAACAAGAATTAAAACAGCCTTGGACGGCTTTCGTAAATCAGTGCTTGAGGCACACGGTATGGACTTCCTAATTGTAGGTTCACTCGCTCTTCACGAGTTGGGTATGGAAACGGCTGAACCTCACGACATCGACATGGAGGTTAAATGCACACCCGAACAGGAACAGAGTATCTTTAAGTTACTGTCGGACTCTCAGAAGAACACGATGTATCAGATGAAGGAGCAAGAGGATTACCTTTCCAACGCTGAACGTCGTATGGACAAAGTGACGTGGACGCATAAGCCGTATCTCTTTCAGTGGGGGGACGTCATCATCAACGTATGGGTGGTGAGTGAGTTCAGTCACGAGTATGTTACACTTGACAGTGGAATCAAGTTCGCAAAGGTGATGTCTGTCATTCGTAAGAAGATAGCGTATCAGCGCAACAAAGACCGAGCGTTCCTAATCAATCTCGCATATCGCTTCCTTGGAATGGTGGGCGCAAACGGGAAGAATTTATCCGCTGTATTCAATCCTGATTACCGATAATCCGGGAGTCCAAAGGGAATGATAAAAACTATCAACCGAAAAACGACGTTATTATAACACGTTTGAAAATAGAAACAATTATTCACTAAATTTAAAAAGAAATGAGAAAGTCAGAATTCGTGGCAGCAGTTGCCAAAGAGGCTGGTATGAGCCAGAGAGACACCGAGAAAGTAATCGACGCACTGAATCCGGTGATTGTCAAGACCTGTGTTGAGGACGGTGACGAAATCAGCCTACCTTTCGGAAAGTTCAAACAGAAAGTCAACCCTGCTAAAACAGGCACGAACCCGTTGACTCAGAAACCTATGAACGTTCCCGAGTCTCACACACTTGCTTTCAAGGCTTCTAAGACCGTGAAAGTAGTTGTTGAACCGAAGAAAGGTGAAAAGAAATAAGTCCGTGAGGATGTGATTTTTGTTTTAGTCATGATTGGAAAGAGGTTGCCTGTAACGGGTTGCCTCTTTCCTTATTCATAGAAGCCACTGGCGGTCGCTCTACGAGATTTACCCCTGTTGGCTGGTACATTTTATTCCCCGTATAGTTATAATCGCTTAAATCGTCTAATATGAACGCAAGAATGGATAAGGATAGCACAGTCACCCTGTCGGGATTCTGTGAACACGTAATCAGTAAAACTGAATCCGGGATATACAGAATAACAGGCTCATCTTCCCTAAAAATTCAGGACGGGAAGGCTCGTAGGAGAGAACGCAGAGCCGAATTGAGGAAAAATCGGAAGAAATAATGAAGATTTTCCGGATAAACTCCTTGGATATTCGATAAATGGACGTATATTTGCTCAGTCAAATCAAACAAGTTACGTCATGAAAGGTTCAAGATACTACAAAAATTTAGACTTCAGCAAGCCAGTAGGGACTCATCGCTATGTTGATAACATCAAAGACCGTAGACAATTAGCAAAGGTTTGCCTCGTGGCTATGGCTCGTATCAATCAAGCCGAACAGGGTACAATCACAGAACCCTATGAATTGGCTTCCTCTACAATGAAAGACGGACGTACACTCATCCAAACTATCTACGAAGATGGTTATGTAATGTACAACGACGGATGGTTCATTGTCGAATGCGATGAGGACGGGACACTTTACGTTGATGTAACAGGTATAGCGACTCGAGAATGTCCGGAGTACGAAAACATGGAATATATCATGGACGCTGCCTGTCGCGAGGGTCACGAAGAGTGCCTCAAGGCTTTGGCTGAGTATGAAACCAATTAAATATAGATAGTTATGGATAGAAATGTAAAGCAATTGGAGTACGTATCTCCTGAAATCAAGTACAAGAGTGGTCCGATGGATACCTTTGTTCACGTGGACTTCATCCACCGTTGGTTCGGTGTTATTGATACCAAGAAGATGGTGAAGTACGGTGCTCATGCCAATGTGGTATTCGGGACTGACAAACGACAGTACACGTTCCGCGAGGGTTGGCTGATAGGGTTTAGAAGAATCCCTGAGTCAGAAACTCGTGTGATAGTTCAGAATGAGAAGAGCGACACGTGGGTTCTCCGTCGTGATTGGGCAAAGGTTTTCGAAAAGATGACTCCTCAGAAGGCAGCGGACTTCAAGATAACTTCCTATAAGGACGTTCTTGATGAAATGGCTGAATACTTTATGGACGGTGACGAGTTCAAGACCGCCACGTTCCTTTGTAAAATCGAAGAAACTAACAAGGTATGATAGCAATCAGCGACAAATTAAGACATCAAGTCATGAAACTGGCTGAGCAGTACGAGAAGCCTGAATTCATCACTGACGACCCTGTACAGTTCCCCAGACGGTTCGGTTACAAGTGTTCTCAGGAGATAGTAGGCTTCATCGCTGCTTGGTTAGCGTATGGGAACCGGAAAGCCATCCTCTCTACCTGTGAGAAACTATGTAAGGAGATGGAGCGTCTGACTCCCTATATGTATATCAAGAACATGGGTTGGCGAAAGTACATTGACTCGGAGGAACCTCTGTACCGTTTCTTCAAGGAGAAGGACTTCGCTGACCTGTGTCGTGCGCTCAAGGAGATTTACGATAACAACGAAGATATGGAAGAGGCTCTGTCAAAGAACTATACTCGTACGATGGGAGCCACAGATTATCTCGATGCGCTGATAAGCCTGTTCCCTGGAGTGAAAGGTATCCCCCAGGATTCGAAGTCTGCCTGTAAGCGGTTGAATATGTTCCTACGATGGATGTGCCGTCGAAACAGTCCTGTGGATTTAGGTATCTGGAGTTTCATTCCCCAGCCATCCCTACTCATTCCGCTTGACACTCACGTCGCAACCGTTGGTCGTCAATTGGGTCTCATAACGGGCAAAGGTGATAGCATGAATACAGTGCTTGAACTTACTACGAATTGCCGTAATGTCTATCCGTTAGACCCCTGTAAATGTGATTATGCTCTGTTTGGGTACGGTGTAAACAATAAAACCAAGAAAGAATCATGAAGAAACTATTGAGGAAACTGTTCCTATACTTATTCAAGGAAGATTTTCAAAGGATGAAAGCGTTGGAAAGGGATTTGGAAGGGTTAATTCATCGCCAGAAATGTGCGACCTCTTTGGCTGAGGTTCGTGCTGAACGTATCAGAAAACTCCTGGGGAACATTGATGTTTCGGTCGATGTTCATCATCATTCAGGCTCATGGGCTGTCGTGTCCTTACAGGGTGGAAAGACGGACTATATTAAATTCGTTGACCTCGACCAAAGAAGCATTAGGGAGATTTCTGCTTTCCTACGACAGTTTGACAGGCAGAATGTCAAGATTGACGCCAACCCTTTTGATAGACAAATGTTGGACAAAGAAATTTATCAGATATGAAAAGATTAATGATTGTTACAGCCGTGTTTGCACTCCTACTTACAGGGTGCGGCACACGTGTCAGCCATGACACACTCATAGAACTGTCAGTGAGTTCTATCACCGAGTATCAGAACAGATTGAACGCTTTTCATCCAAAAGATTTGGAAGTGTCAATCAGAGAACTGGCTCAGAAGGAAGGTCTTGAAACTCGTGTTGCTACTTCTGAATACAGTGGAAAGGAGTATCAATACTCAAGAGCCTATCTTGATGACGGGACTGAATATTCAATTTCAGCGACAGACCACGGGGACTTCTTTTGGGTTCTTATAACGATAGTCAATTCTCAGGATAATACAATTCCCCGAAAGATGTGTGAACGTATCCGCTCGCTCGCATTTGAGAGAGGCTTGACGCTGTCACGTAATAAACTCTCAGACAAAATTACGGGAGGGAATCTTGTGGTGAACGATATGTTGAATGGAGTCGTAATAAGCATAGAGAATGAATAAGATAGGTATCATCGGAGCCGGAACAGGAGTACTTCCATCAGAAGTTCTTAGAATGGCTGATAAAAATAAGTTTTCTCCTGAATATCACGTACTTCAATACGTCAGATTCTATCTTGGAAATCCCGAATATCAAGGTGAGTATGTATGCGTTGCAGAGTTCGATTTTACATAGCCAAATAAAAATTCTTGGAACTTCCCCGAAGAAATTCGGGGATTTTCTTTGGATATTCGAATTTACCCACTACCTTTGTTGCGTCAATCAATTAAAACAATAAAGTCATAAAAGCAACAGTCGAATCAGTATTATTAAACACGAGTAGCCGTTCAGTTGAAATCTTCGCTGAAATCCTAAACGCTATCACATCTTGTGAAAACGAAAACGAACTCCGTGCGTGTATGAAACTCATACAGGAGCGTTTCCCTGTTTCCTTCAATTCCTGTTTCGTTTACGGCTTCGGTTCAACCCATATGTGGGTGACAGAGCCAGGAAGAAAAGAAAGATTAATATTCGTGGAGTTCTAATCGAACTCCTCGGATTCCACGTATAATTATCAAACATTTTAAACAAAAGATTATGGACATTACAAAGAAGAAAGTCATCTTCATCGACATGGACGGTACGCTCATCGATACCGTTTCCGGGAAAACCTTTCCGGAAGGAGTCTGGGACATGAAACTGAAAATGGAGGTTTTTGCGCAACTCAAGAAACTTCATCCACAGGCTGTTCTCATCGTATCTAATCAGGGTGGAATTGAACTGGGACACGTTCATCCCGCTATGTTCCAACCGAAATTCATCTACGTCATTGCGTGCCTTCAATCGTACATCGGTTTGAATACGCTTGTTGCCGGACAGTTCTGTCCCTACAATGACAAGAAGCATCCGAAACGTAAACCCAATCCGGGAATGCTTGAGGACATGCTGGCTGAGTTCACTCACAATACAGGTATTACAATCGCCAAGGAAGACTGCCTTATGATAGGGGATGCCTCTGGTCTGGAAGGACAGTTCAGCGACAGCGACCTCAAGACGGCTGAGAACTTCGGGTGTGATTATCTTGACGTTACAGAGTTCACCAACATGGAACTCCCTGAGCCTCTATTTAAGGTCATTCGCCTGTCGGATGGTGAAGTTGTAAAGGATAAGGACGATAATCCCTTACAGAACCTTACAGAGAGCGAAGCAACCGACAAAGTGGTATTCCTTATGGAAGCGAACCCTGAACCACAGGAGCAGTTCACCTATGTGCCTATGCTGTGGGAAGTCCCTCACGAGCCAGAACAGGCTCCTCAACCGAAAGAAAAGATTATTCACATGAATCCTAAAAAGCAATAGACATGGCAATTATTGATAAAGACACCCGTATGACGGTTGCCACACGGCTGGCAAACCTCAATTACAAAGAACAGATGGACTCGTCACTGGCGAAGTTGAATGAACTGTTTGAAAAGTACATTATCGGAAAAACTCCGGACGATGTACTGAAGTGTTTCAAGGCACATAAGAAGTTCTTCATTCGTTGTAATGAACCATCACTGTCATCTTACAACCTCCCGAAGACGTTCTTTCCTGAAGATTGGGGAAGTAGAGGTTTTTACATTCACCTCAAGTTCACTCAGGAACTTCCTATTGCTGACGAAAAGGTTGAAGATATCGCAAAGAAACTTCCTGAGAACCATCCTATCGTTCAGCAAATCAAGGAACATCTCCTTCTCGAGCGAGACCGTTACTTCATGGAAAAGCGTCTGAAGTGTATGATGGAAACAACCCGTTTCACTCCGGAACGTCTGAAGAACGAATTCCCTGAGGCATATCTCATCTATATGGATGTTATAACAGCCGACTGGAATGAAAAGCGTGATGACGCAAAGAAACCTGCTTCGAACCTGTGTGACACTATCGAGAATATCCGTGCGACGCTGAAACCTAACTTAAAGGAGGCATTGAAACATGATAAAGAAGAGGAATAAATTGGGGTGGTTCCTGAGGTGGTATTACAGCCACCTCCTCTTTGCTGCTCAATACGTGTCTTTTAAAGACGCTGGGCTTGAGGAACTGTTCTGGAACATCGTTACGTGGTATCACTTCTTCCGTCACTTTGAAGAGTTTACCTGTAAGATTCAGTGGTATGTTTCAAAGGATATGGTCGCCTACATTTTCATTCGAAACCTTGCGGATTGGTCAACAAAATCCATTTGTTTCAATGATAAGCCGTGTCCGTTGGTACAGGTAACTGAGAATCTTGACTGTTACAAACAGGTGGACGGAGCGATTTATGAGATTTCCAATGGAAGTCTAGTCGAATAGCGTTTATTCAGTACATTCATTTTAAATCGAAAGATATGTTGATATTCATCAAATCATGGATTACTCCCCCACAGGACAGTCCTTCAAAGGAATCACTCGTAGAGGTTCAGAAAGCCTACCGAGTTGAGAACATTAAAGAGGTGAGCGAAGTGAACGCTCTTACGAACCCCAAGGGGAAGTTTCGCTTCTCCATTCTATTAGTTACAGGCGAAAGGCTTTACTCCTCCTTATACGGAACAAAAGAAGAAGCCGAGATGGCACAGGTATCCGCCATCACCGTTCTGAATGCGATTGAACTGTACTTCGAACGTTTCAAGCATGTGCCGGAACACCACGCAACCCCTGTAATGTTTCAGGCTCCTGATGCAAAACAGAAGAAGTTGGTTCCGGGAAAGATATCGATGTTCGATACACCCGTTTACACAATTCAAATTTAATCACCTAAATAATTCAGACTTATGAAAGTAGTTTATAATTTCATCTATTCCGACTCTGACGGAAAGATTCAAGAATTCAAAATGCCTGTTAGTATAACAGAAGAAATCGATACTGACACGATGTACGACCTCTGTCTATCGTATCTTGAAGTTGGTAAAGTAAAGGGCACACCGCTTCATGCAGTATCAACCTCCGGCAAGTATCCGAACTATTGCTTCACCTTAACCGCTTGCAATGCTGAATGCGAGGCTTGCCGTTCGAAGAAACTTAACGGAAAGAGCGCACAGGCTTATGAGCCTCAGTCTCTTGACGGGAAGAAGATTTATATCTATGAAGGCAAGTTCGGAAAGGTTGGAGCGTTCAGCCGACGCATCATTCAAAAATCCTACCTTTTGCCTGCACCAGCACTTCTCACCGACAATCTGATTGGCGATTTCAAAGCAGCCATGAATAAGGAGAAGGACGGCATGGGTTGGGAACTGTTAGGAATCACTTTGGTTCATGAACTCGACCCACAGGGTATGACCGACAAGGAGATTGAACAGTACGTCAAGACTCCGGAAGGAAACCTGTTTCAGCCTGACTCCGAGGAAAAACTTCCTGAGGAGAAAATGATTTGGGCTCGCATCAGCGATGAGAACGAAGACCGCACCGCTTGGGTTCCGGCTCTGGTTCGTAGTGAACAGGTATTGAGCGCAGTCGGTGAACTTGACAGTCCGGACAATCCTGAGGACACCCGTGAATTCATCGACTGTCCTATTCCGGGATATCGTGTCGTGAAAGACGATACTGACCCGAAGGAACTTGGTCTGGCTCGTATAGCCTGTGCAGTATATCCGCTCGACAGAAATGACAAGCGTGAAGAACCGTTCTTGTACATCAACGAGTTCATCATTCCGGTAGGACTGAGCAACAAAGATGCCGTGAAATATCTTATGGCGTTGGCTCAGAAGTTCATCAAAGGGAATTGTGAGATTGAGCCTCTCTATTGGGAGTACCTGTCTTTCTTGAACGGTGAGAAATTAGCGACGGCTCACATTCTTGACCAGAGTATGAAGCCAGCCGACCTCGCTACTCCTCACTTCCTTGTTTCCTATACGGTCAACGAAGAGGAGGGTCGTGAATATACGTGTGTCGTTCGTTACCCTGAACGCATCACTTCGCCCATCATGATGATTCCGGCTGGTGCGTATGTGGCTCAGAAACTCAAGAAGTATTTCGGTGATAAAGCAAGTATCACACAAATGGATTACTTCGATGACGTGGTATCAAGCCTTGCGGTCATCTTATAAGGCTCTACACGGCAATCAAAGGTGTGCTCCGGACAATTTGTTCGGGGCATACTTATAACTTCCTAAATCGGCTATAATTGACGTCAATAGCATAAATAACTTCGTTTTAATTCAAAAGTAAAAATCATGAATAAAGATTTTCTTACAATTACTCCCGAGTCTGGGGGGTACGACTGATGTAACAGTTCAAGCCTCTCAAAATTCTGGCAATGCACGAACTTCTACCATCACAATTTCGGGGGGTATCACCAGAACGATTAATGTGAGCCAAACGGCTGCTCGTCGAACTGTTACTGAGGTTCAGTATAATTTTGACAGTTTTGCTGGAACAAGTAACGGGTGGATATCCGCTCAAGGAACGATTGAAGCACGTTTTTCGAACCAATTTATTACTCCAGAATTTAGGCTTCGAAAAGCGGTTTATGAGGGGGATACTTTAATTTCTGAAGATTTTAGCAAATCTGGAAATAATAAGATTACAGTCGTTCCGACAAATACTTCCTATTACGACGTGACCATATTATCAGAGTACGGGGAACGAGTTCAGTTTATGAAGAAATCTGGTGCTCCATCTTCAGTTTCGTGTTATTACGATATTATGGTTCAGTATATGGGAGCAGGTGGCACAGCGAAAGCCTCGTTTCATTTATATAACTAATATTCATATCAATGTTATAATTTAAGATTTCCCGGAAGAAATTCCGGGATTTTTCTTTGCAATCTCATTTCTTCCCATTATCTTTGTACTGTCAAACTTAAAACACCAAGAAATATGAAAAAGGTTATTTCAAAATTAGACGGAAAAGAATACTACTTAACAGTATGCAATGACGAATCAAATGTTATGTTTATCTGTAATAAAAGATACCAAGTTCGTAATGCTACATCTGATGACTGTTGTAACCCTGAACTTTACTGCGTTGTCAACGGAACATTCAACGAGCCTCTATCTGACCTCGACTTCAAGATAGCATCTGGTGGGCTACTCCCGTTGAACCGTTACAATGGAACATACTGTTTGAATAAGAAAGTTCTTAAATCTGATTGCAAAAGATATTTATCGTACATCGATTAATAAGTTAGGACTATGGCAAAGAAGATAAAATTCACATCAAAGAAGAACCCGAAGCCGTCAAAGTTGGCACGTGCGGGTGGTGACGTTCAAACCTCGTCAATTTACTATCAGGGCGAGCGTATAGGCTCGGTTGAGGGGAACACTCGTATAATACTGATATGCGACCCCAAACCTGTTTATTTGAGACTAAAAGAACCCCAAGACCACAGGTATGCAGTAAACTGGGTCAAGGAACACGCTCAATGGATATGGGATAACTACAATCTTCGAATCAAATCACAACTTAAAGAAAAGGAATCATGATAGCACCTATTGAAATAAATCGAGTAACGGTAAAGGGTGGAGCCGGAATGCCCACGTCAGAATATGCGCAGCTTGTTTACAAGGATAAGGAGATAGGCTTCATCAGTGAACAGGGTATCTTCCTAAAGATGTGGCATCCGGAACTGAAAGCCGGAGTCTTTCAAAACATCAACACTTTCAACGATAAGTCTTTCACACAGAAATGCAAACTTGTCGAAAAGAACTGGGATGCCATCTATGACCGTTATACTACTATTATCAGAGGAAAATGAATTCTCTTTGTTGTGTTTTCATATTTTGATTTATTGTTTGACGACAGGGAAGAGCGGAGCTGAAAACTCCGCTCTTTTTATTTGAAATTATGGACGACCCAAATTTAAATCGGTATTTATTGTCCCAGCATAACTGGTTCCAGGCATTAACCTTACCCCAGAAATTCCCCCAGAAGGATTCTCTCCACCTGAAATTGTCGTGACCTTTAAAGAATTCCCTGTCTTTTCAATTGTCCAAGTTCCTCCCCAAACATTTGTGTATGTGGCAGAAGAAACAGGGGAATAACTTCCATTTTGGTCAAGTAAAGAGTATTCAATTTGCTCTTCACCATCTTTAACCCCATTCACATAACGCTCTTTATACATCAGAACAGTTTTTGTCACTGAACCATATTGCGCATTAGAAACTAAAATCAATTCAGGTACAATTCTATATTTATAGGTTATTACGACGGCTGCTTGCGACAGGGAGACTGCTTGGGTCTATTATTTTAATGAATAAGGAGGGATTCTGGCGGGAGTCCGTGAATAACCCGATAATTCCCGCCAGTCCCTAATTTTAGTTCAAATTGACTGTCTGATTATTTGCTTCGAGCACAAACGACTGTGTCGTTGAACCGCTCCAACTTGTACCAACACCAGTCGTCTTTCGAATCCATACCCTGTCGCCAGCCTTTAAGTTGGTAGTTGCGTTAACCTTGGAAACATCGTTCACTTCATATCCTGGGTCAGGACTCCAAGTTTCTTGAAATTCCTCTCCACCGCCTAACATAGCACGATACTGCATAGGGGTTCCGGTTGGTGTAAAACTTGAGTTGAATGCGAAATAAGTATTCTCAAACGAACCACTACTCTTATACGTGATAGTATATTGAACACCAGCCTGACTTAACGATACCGAAGCGGTTTTTCCGGAAGTCGTTTGAGTATAGGAAACAGTTCCAGACCGTTTATTACTTTGATTTGCCGCAGCAGTAATAGAAGAACCATCCATGTTCTTGCTGAACCCTGTTCCACTAATTGTTGCGCTCCACGATACATTTTCCTGGGTTGATGTTTCGACTCCGTTTACTCGTGGAAAGAATGGTTAAAGGAATTTTCTGGCGAAAATCAATCACAAAACCACTGCGTCCACGTTATACATATATAAATTGAGAAGTCATGAACAAAGAAGAGAAAAGAAACAAGCAACTTCTCGATATCCTCGAGAAGGACTTCGAGGAACTCTCCCCAGGAGAACTCCAAGTCATTCGTAACGAAACTCGGAAGATATACGGTATCGAGGGGAAGATAGGAACAGGCATAATCCTGAACTCCTACCTGAATATGAAGCGAAAGTTCATCACCGAACTTGAACAGGTTTTGGTCTGTCCGAAAATGACTGTTAAGGACTTCGGACCATTCGCAGGACGGCAGGTTGTTACCAACAAGATACCCGTTCCCACGTTTGACGGTCTTAACGGGGAGCCTGCAGGCATTTTCTATATTGATGGATACACTTATCTCCCAGTCCTATCTGTATCGTATTTAGACGACCAAACAGAGGTGATTTGCCTATCCCCGGAAGGCTCGTTTTGTAGGATAACGACAAAGGATTTTGATTTCGAGATATAAACCGCTAAATTTGCGGTGAATTTCATTTAGTTATAACTAATTTTAAGAATTATGCAGAAAGATTTTATTACAGTTACTCCGGACTCCGGAAGAAGTGGTAGCACAACTGTGACTGCCACGGCTCCTGCTAATCAGACTGAATCGGTACGCAGTACGAGCCTTTCAGTTGCTGGTGGTGGGATGACACGTACTGTTGGCGCAAGTCAGGCTGCGGGAGTAGTAACTTGGAACTATTACTTCTCCGTGACTCCGACATCGCTCAGTTTCGTCGCTGGTGGTGAAACGAAATCCGTTACCGTAACTTCCTACCGAAAGAAAGCTATAAACGGAGTCGAAACATCAACCCAGGAAAATGTGAATTGGACACCGACTGTTTCGGGTACAGGCTTCTCAGTAAGCGGTTCGAATGTTACGGCAGCAACAAACAGTGCGACGACGCGAAGCGGAACTGCCACCTATACGCAGACTGGTAGTGGTAAGACCCAAGCAGTCTCCCTGTCGCAAGCAGCCGTAGCGAAAATCTCCGTATCGCCCACAAC